AAAGACACAATAAATAGGTAACTATCTGAAAATCAAGAACTTATGATGGTGGGGGGGGGTAAAAACCGCCAAAATCCATATGGTGCCTATAATCAAATTTTCAAAAAAAATAAAAATAAAAAAGAAAAAAGCGATTTTAAGGCCCGTGGAGCTCATTTTTCGTCTTTGGTGGATAAGTTATCCGTCTTTGGTATAAAAATCGTTTCTCGTCAAAATAAACGCTATTTTCTGGCACATTCTGTGATATTTATGGTTTCTGGGTTGAAAATTACGCGCGTTTGCGTGTGTATGTATGCGTAGTTACGTATCATAGAGAGGTATATACCATAGAGAGGTATACTTCTATTGTTAAGAATGTCTAAAATTTGGGTTAGAAATTTGGAGTTATTGGTTTGAATATGTAAATTTGCGGTCGAAAATTGATTATTATCTTAATAAAAGAAAGTTATTATGGGGAATTTATATGACGATTTATGTTTGGCTTTTATCTCTGGTACGGAGGTATTGGATGATTATTTCAAGGTTTCCGACCGTTGTTTTTGCACAGCGATAGACACCACGAGTCTTGTTATGGCCAATCGTGCCACCAGTGAGATGTTGTATTGTGCGAGTCATTATTTTTCGTCAAGTATATTCACCCGTTTGTACTGGCGTTATCGTTTATGGCGTGCTCACAAGCGTGCTGAGAAGGTTCTTAGTGTTGCGGAGGAGTTGCAGTCGTTGAAAGCCGAGTGTTGTTAATGAGTGGTTATAATTTTGTTTTATATATTTATTCACAAATCAGTTATTTTTATGGAGATTACCGTAAGGATTATTAAAATTCTCCCCGCGCAGTCTGGTGTCAAGCGCGACGGCAGTGAGTGGGAGAAGTTTTTCTTTGTTGGCGAGACCAACGAGCAGTACAAGAAGCAGATATGTTTCTCTGCTTTTGGCAGGGAGTTGTTCGAGAAGCTTGACGTGAAGCTCGGCAGCACTTACAGCATTTCGTTTGATGTAGAGTCTCATGAGCACAATGGCCGTTACTACACCGAGGTTCGTCCTTGGAAGGCGGTTTTGGTAAGTCAGTAACAGGAAGGAGGTATATTATGAGTGAGCTTTATTGGATTTCTGTGTTAGGCAACCTTAATATTGTGGGGACAATCTCGTTAGTTCTCCTGTTTATAGCATTGGTAATCATTGTCGTCTGGTGTATCGTCAACGATGACGACTATTGCGATGAGACACGCGGTAAGTGTATCCGTTGCATGAGGGCTCTTGTCATCCCCTTTGTCCTTTCGTTGGCTATCGTGGTCTTCGTGCCTACAACAAAAGAGCTCTACCTTATCTACGGACTTGGCTCTACCATCGACTATGTGAAGAGCAACGACAAGGCGAAGCAGGTTCCCGACAAGGCTGTTGAGGCTTTGAACAGGTACCTTGACAGCATCAATAAGGACAAGAAGGAGGATTAGTTATTATTTATTCACAAACCGATAAAAGAAAGTTATTATGAGTGAGAAGAAAGAGCAGATTATCGCTGGTATCTGTGACCAGCTGTCCGAGGAGGAGATGAACGTCCTCGTAGTGAAGCACCTGAAGACCCTTTCCAAGTGGGATTTGAAGCGTGTCCTGTGTTCCGTCCTCGATGTGGACTACATGGACGACCGTTGTCTTGCGAAGGAGTTCCAGACGTTAGTATCCGCCGTACGATGAGGAGCCAGAGTCGGGACAGGCGTAATGACAGGCTGCAGTCCTTGTGCAGGTATTACCTCGGCAGGCTGCGCTACATGGCCCGCAAGCATGGTCTTGGCGGCTTCGTAGATACCACCATTAGGGCGAACCTCCGCAAGGAGTGTGAGGGAACCCAGAAGGAGGTAGAGATGCTTGCCAGACTGTGTGACGAGGAGCGCCTGTCCCGCTCGGAGGTTCCAGAAGTCCTCGGTAAGAGCTACCGCCAGTGTGTTGATGACGGTGATTTCGACCGTATCAAGAAGCTCCCGAGGGCTGGAATCTATTCAAGGGTAAGCACATTATTAAGCAAAAGAGACTGATATGACGAAGCAAGACGTTCTGAGCGGCATTGACAAGCTGTGTGCAGAGATAGACGGCGCTGTCTACGACCTCGTTGACGCGAGGGTAAAGAAAAGTGACCACGAGCTTTGTATTGCCGAGGCCAAGATAGAGCAGCTCATCGTCGGGGCACACCAGCAGTTGAGCTTTCTGAGGGAATATATCAACGACAATTGCTAAGAACAACCACAAATACCGAGTTACTATGACGCTACATTTGTATATTGCCGTCGCAGGCCTGCTAATCGGCATGGTTCTTGGCCTGCTGACAAAGGAATAACACCGAGAGACTATGAAGAAGGAAGAAGCAATAGGAATACTGAAGGAGATGAGCGGCTATGCGTCCGCGATGGGCCAGACGAAGCGCCATGAGGCTCTTACAATGGCCACAGAGTCCCTTCTTGGCGGTATGCACTGTCCCAAGTGCGGCGGCGAACTCATCTTGGATTCGTCGATGTCCCTCTGCGATGTCTATGACAATGCCGAGGGCGACACAGAAGGTATCGTTGACTACTACACCTGCTCAAAGTGTGGCAGGGAATATGAGATTTGCGACCCCAACAAGGACGAGCGTGATGGAGAATATAGCGACTACTGGCATGGCGGACACACAGACGATAGATTCACAGGAGCCTCATAAGGTCAGTGAGGTCATCTGCGTCATGTGCGGCCACAGATGGATTGCCGTACGTCCAGAGAGAACCCGTCTCGTGCAGCTTGAGTGCCCTGCCTGTCACCGTCAGGGGTTTGCCATAGAGACGGGAGAGACGTTCGACGATATAACTTAACTCGTAAACTTTACAACTTACTATAAGCAACGGTTATGAAAGACAATTACAGATGGATTATTTACTAATAAAGGTTAAAAAATTTGGATAAACGGCAAATTATTCTTATCTTTGCACTCAGAAAATTCATTCGATGCGGTGTGTCCTACTAAAAGCCGCAAAGATTAATGATAAAATACTTGCAGGCGTGATGAACGGGTAGTAGGACACCTTAGTAGTCACGCTTGCAATGTTTATAAAGAATATGGAAGAAACATGGAGAAATGTAGTTGGCTATGAGGGAATATATGTTGTGTCTTCTTTTGGGAGGGTAAAATCTCTGCCAAAGGAGTATAAAACCCGTCAAAAAGTCGTTTTCTTATCTAAAGAACGGATTCTGTCGCCGTATCAAATGCCAAACGGATATTTGAAAGTTAATTTATACAAGAACGGAAAGAGAAAGTCATCATACGTCCACAGACTTGTCGCTAACGCCTTTTTGGGTGTTAATGATGAAATGACTGTAAATCATAAGGACGAAAATAAAACAAATAATAATATTGAAAATCTTGAATACTTAACAAGAGGAGACAATATTAGATATAGTGCAGGTAGGCACAAAAAAGAGCGTATTGGAAAGTCGCACAATTCAATACCAGTAAATCAATATACATTAGAAGGGAAATTTGTTGCGAGATACAAAAGTGCGAACTTGGCGGCTAACAATGTCGGTTTGAAGCGAGATTTAACAATTCTCATGTGCTGTAGAAGAGAAAGGAATGTTGCTGGTGGGTATTTGTGGCGTTTTGACGGAGATATTGATTTGTCTCATGGGCATATAATGAAGCAAAGAAAAGTTGTACAATTTGATTTAGAAGGTAATTTTATAGCAAAGTTTGATACAATAAAAGAAGCAGCCTTGCTAACAAATACAAACAATGGACATATTAGTTCTTGTTGTGGTGGAAAAATAAAAACTGCAAATGGATTTAGGTGGATGTACGAAGAAGATTATAACAATTTAAAACGGTCATAATTATGCTACAAGCGAAAACAGAAGAACAAAAGAAATGGGTTGAAGAGTTTATTAACTCATTACCTTATTTTGACAAGGAAAGAAGATTTTCACCATGCCTATATTGTTCCGATGTAACAAACGATGGAATTAGTATCGTGCGTAAATATTCAGAAGGCTCTGGTTGGGACGAAAAATCAAGAAGTGTAACTACATATATAAGTTTTGACAACATAGAACAAATTGTAGACCACCTACGTTCTGTCAACAAGCCAAAGAAATCTCTTTTATTAGACTTGTCAATCGTTGCACCCAATATGCTTGAGCCAGTAGAAACATGGCTTGCGTATAAGAGAGAAAAAGGGCAGACGTACAAGCAAAAGGGGTTTAGTGTGTTCTATAAGCGACTGCTGCAGATAAGCGACAATAACCCAGAAATAGCCAAGATTATAATCGAGAAGTCCATGGCATGCAACTATTCTGGTATTTTTCCGTTAAAGGACGAAGAAAAGAAATCCATACAGACTCCTGCTGCCGAGATGACCATAAAGGAGAAATTCGAGAATTTCCTCAAATGGCTCCATGCCAAGCGCGGAGACCGAGCCATGATGTCCTATAGGATTACCATGAATGATTTCTGTGAGATGATAAAGGCTTATCCGTCCTCGGCAACTCTGTGTTTAATTGTACTTAATATAACAGAGCAGCCGATAGAGCCTAACGAGAAGCTTATCGACGTGTTCCGCAGATACCGCAATGCACATCCATGAACAGACGCCAGTACATAGAGTTGTTCATCATCGCTTCCCTGATGTCAGTTGAGGATACTGCAGGAGCCAGCGCATATAACATGTGCAGGGACTTCCTGCTGCCAGACATGTTCAAGGACGCCAAGAACAGGTGGGTGTACGGGATTATCTGCGAGATGCGAGGTAAGGGATACGCCAAGACCTGCGAGGATGACATCTTCCAGTATCTTTGCACCGAGAAGAATATTCCCGCGTCCAAGATGAGCGGTATCTGCTGCTGGCTCATAGAGGTGTATCTTCATTTCTGCAACATAACAAACCCTGTCACAGGGGTGCGATGGACGGTCGGCGAGGCCGTTGACGAATTAATCAAACTGTCAGATACGGACGAATGGGAAACGCTAACGAAATAGTCATACTATCCAACGAGTCGGTAGAACGCTCTGTCATAGGTTCCATACTAAGGCATAACGAGCTGTATACCCAGAACAGGGACATCCTCTCCGCCGAGCTCTTCCGTGGAGAGAACGTAAGGGTGTTCTCTGCCATCAAGCGCATCATCAACAATGGGGGCGTGGCAACACCAGTAAGCGTGTCCGCCGAGCTCAGTGACTCTGGCGTGGAAGGGAACAGGTTCGAGCTGCAGCGCTATGTGGCCCTTGCTGATGCGGACTCGTTCCAGTCAAATGTTAAGAAGCTTGACGACTACTACAAGAGGAATGCCGCTCGGCTCATATTCCTGCAGATGGCAGACGAGGCCGTCAAGATGGGTACCAGACTCGACGACACCATAGAGAGGGCCGACAAGGACACCAAGAACCTCATGCGCTCAGACTCCACGGACGGTATTATCTCTGCGTCAGAGGCCATGCGCATGATGAAGCAGCACGTAATGGATGTCCGTGACGGAAAGGCGAGCCAAGGCATCATGACGGGCTTCAGGGCTTTCGACAGCCATTACGGCATACATGAAGACCAACTCGTCATCATCGCCGCCCGTACTGGTGTCGGCAAGACAGCCTTGGCCATGAACATCTCCGCCAATGTCGCAAAAAGGGGAGTGCCAGTTTCCTACTACTCGTCCGAGATGGGTGCCCTTGAGCTGTGGGCCCGTATCATGAGCTATGGCATGGAGATGCGCTCAGTGGATATTCTCCACAATAAGCTGTCAGACCATGAGATAAACCGCATGGCTGCTGTCGCCGACAACTACGAGAAATATCCGCTCTATATTGACGAGGAGGCGTCTGTGTCATTCGACAGGATGATGCGCTCCATACGCAAGATGGTTACGGAATACGGCGTCAAGGTTGTAGTCGTTGACTATCTGCAAATCGTCAGAATCGGCAAGAAATTCGACTCTGAGTCCCAGAAGTTCGCATACATCGCCAGAGAGCTCAAGAATATCGCCAAGGAACTGCACATCGTCGTCATAGCACTTAGTCAGCTCAACCGTGTAGGTGTCAAGGAGGGCGTAATATCTAAGTCCTCGCTGAGAAACTCTGGCGAACTGGAGGAGGCTGCAGACACCATCCTGCTCATAGACAGGCCAGACGCAGACCTCAACACCAAGGGCCGAAAGTTCGAGGGCGAGTTCGCTTGGGTCGGTGACACCACCAACAAGGCAGTCTTCAAGATTGACAAGGGCAGAAGTACTGGCTGCGCGGAGTACCTCGTCGACTTTATACCAGAGTACACCATGTTCCTCGACAATGCCAGTGCGGGATACGACATCGCGTACGAGGGAGAAACCTACAATACAGACCTGACAGGTGATGATTACGGCGAACAACTGCCTTTTTGACAAAAAATCCTTAAATTATTTGCATATTCAAACTTAAATAACTATATTTGCAACGATTTTTAAAAACAAAGAAACATGAAAAGGAAAAACATCGAGAATCTGAAGAAAGTTGAGAGCCTTATGGACTCTTTTACGGAGAAGCGCGACACGGCACTCGTCATCGCGTCCTGTGGAAGCATCAGCGCCGTATCGTTCGTTGGTAATCCCCAACGCCTCACACCTGCATTCTATGCCATTCTCAAGGGTGGTCTGGAGAAGGGGGCTTCAGAGGAGCGCAAGGCCGTGCTCATTTCCATTCTTGACGGCATCAGACTCCTTCTTGACGAGGACAGCCACGAGTCGGAGGTTCTTGCAGACATCCTCGTGGACGCCATCAACGGCGACGACGATGGGAAAGATGTCCACGAATTTGACCCCAGAAGTTCCGAGTGTATCAACTGCAATGACTTTTCAACTTGTCTCAAGAATTTCCTCAAGCGGAACCGCAAGGACGTCAAAGTAACCACCATTAATGGAAAATAGCATCTCTATCTGCTGCAAAGTCCAGTGCCCAGAGAGGTTCTCTTGTGCGAAATTCTCAAGGGCTCTGGATGTCAACAGCGGGAAGATAGCTGCGGGATATTACGAGGTTGAAAAATGCGAGTACGAAAAATAAAGCCCGAAGGCGCATCAAAATAACCAAGGTAGTCAACTATACCACGAAGGGTACAAAATGCTCACAGTTGGCTTAAAAAGCGGCTTAAATCGAAAGTATGGCATCATTTCAGATAAACGGAATAATAGACAACATCAAATATCTGCACAATCAGGGCGGATGTATGGTGTATGTCTCAGAGTTCAAGAAAGGATACAAGAAGTCCAATGGAGAGATTGTCGACGACAAGTATGAGAAGTGGAAGATTCTCTTCAAGCAGGGGCTTGTCAACTACATCAACAACCACTTCAACATAGGGATGGTCGTAGAGATAAAGGGAGAAGTTCTTCCGTATGCCGTCAACCACGGAACGATAATGGACGGATACTCGGTTCTCGGCCAGACCATTAACATGTTCTCTTTTCCGAGGGCCAACGCTCTGCACGAGCTCGGCATGATAAAGGAAAGCCAGCTGCACGGAGAGGGAACACCCGATTTAGACGAATACAATAAACCCGATTTTTAACTTAATAACCGAAAATTATGGCAAAAAAGATTAGTGACATGACAGATGCGGAGCTGAGACTGGAAGTCCGCAGGCTTAGAGTAATGTTGTCTGGATATAAGACCAGCAACGGCAACTACAAGTCGGCCATCGCGTCCGTCAGGGAGGAGCTTAAGTCTTCCCAGCAGGAATGTCTGGCTCAGAAAAAGCGCGCAGACGACATGCAGGAGACATGCAGGTTGAACCTTGCAAGCCACGAGAAAGAGAAAATCCGTCTCAAGAACGAGCTGCATTCGACCATCATGCGTCGCGACGAGTTCGAGAAAGAAATGAACAAGTACAAGGAGGACTACGAGAGAATCCTCGCTCTTCCTTGGTACAAGCGTATTTTCCTGAAGAGCTAATGGCCCGTACAAAAAGAATCGGTGGCTGCTATCCTCACGGACTGCAGTCACCTTTTTTTATGAAGAAACCGCAAAATATATTATGTCTCTGGAGCATCAAGCGTATGTAGCTTGACGGTTCCGATAATCCACGAATCTTCTCCTCTCTGCAGCTTGGCGGTCGTCGGCTTATATTCGTCAAGGCAGACGCAGTGTACGTACTTGTTGTTGACGTATGCCGATTTTATCCATACGTCGGAACCAGTGATGTATTCGATGAACGCATCATGCACGGATTGTACGTCAATGAAACGTGAGGCGTACTTTTGTCTAACAATGAACGTTACCTCTACATCCACGTTCTCCCTTATAACCTTGGGAGTGTAGTTTACCGTCTGCATCGATATGTGTATTCCATAGAAGTCCGTGGGTTCAGAGCCTGTTGCGATAATATCGACATAACCGACATGCGCATCAACATGTGTTACATGGTAAGTATTCATTTGAGACCTTTCTGCTTCAACTCCGCCAACGGTATATTGGCAATCGGCGCTATAGGTAACTGTCGTGATGGTGTCTCCGACGCTACGCACGGGAACCCTTATTCTTGACTCTGGGCTTACTTCTAAGTGGCCGTTATTATATACAACACTCACATTCACGTCGCTACGTATGCCGTCTACGAGTAGTGATATACCTGTAACGTCTGTCTGTATAGTTCCTGTAGCGCCAACACCCTCAATATCGGTTGACTCTAAAGATATTGGAACGGGAGGGTTACTTGTGTTACTGCATTGAATCTTAGCTGTCACGGCAGGCAGGGCATTCTGTTCACTAAAAGAAGTTATCATGAAGTCCTCCTCCTGTGAGCCGAACCATTGTGCCGTATAGATGTTTACTGGCTTCCCCTTGGCGAGGAACCCGTCCACCTTGAGGATGCGTAGACCATCGAAGAGTGCCGTCACGTCAGCGAAAGTTCCTCCCGCTGTATTCTTTACGAAATATTTTCCTGTTAAATCCTGTGCCATAATCTTAAAGTTTTAGTTTCTTTGTAAACTGGTTTACTTTTGCGAAGCAGTACTTGCCAATCTCCACACTCGCCTTGTCGGAGTATTTGAATACCGTGACCGTACTGTCTTCATCCGCATCATCGATGATAACCTTGCTGTCATCGAAGAGATATACACTTGGGCTGTTGTAGCCGTCAAGTGACAGATGTATCGTGGAGCCGTTACTGACGTATATCCTGCCGCACTTGGTCTTCGGCATCGTAATGTCGCAGTCGCACCACATCATCGCAATAACGTCCGACTTAATATCGAACGGCTTGCGGTGGCCCACGTACAATTCGTATGTGTACCCCTTGACACCTTCAACGTCAGAGAACACCCTGTTTCCGTTGATGAACTCTCCGAAGTTGTTTACGATGTAGTCCTTCGTGACTCCCATCTTAGTATAGCAGGCGTGAGATAGGAACGGGAGCGACTGTTGGCTTAGCGCAAGCCTTACCAACATTTCCTTGTCGTTCCCACAAGACCTCCATGCAGCTTTGTAGTCGCTGCACAGAGGTTGTCCGCTTATGTTGCCCAAAAGGGCGTTCTTTTGAAAATCCAATAATTCTTTATCCATTTCTGTTATGAGTTAAGTTCAACGACGAATGCCCGTCCGCTCGGGTTGAGTACCCCAGCAAGTATTCCCTGTATGGCCATCTGGACGGCGTAGCTCTGCTGTAGCTGCAGGAGAATCTGGGCCTGTGTAGCAAGCTGCACGTCAGCGTTAAGGCCCACAACGGCATCGCGAATCTGTGTAAGCAAGTCACTCTGCAGGTATACCTGCTGGCTTACTCCGTTCATGTATGCTTCCAACGCCCCTGCTGTATCTTCGGTAATCCCCTGAATGCCTTGCTGTAATGCCGACAATGTTTTGTTAGACTGGTCTTCAAACAAGCCGTATCTCTCCAACAAAGCGTTCAAATCGTCGTCAGACGACTGTAATAGCGGTAGTAAATCTTTACCAGACTGAGCAACTAAGTCTAAGTCGTTTATCGTTGGCATCGTGGCCTTGTCGAGAGCCTTCTTAGAATCAGAAACAACCTTCTCTCCCTCTGCTCTATATGCGTCAATCTCTTCTTGAGTTACAGTGTCAACACCCCAAAGAGCATTTCGGTAATTAAGTTGTGCAATTTGATACCATCCACGATAAAGTGAAGATTTTTCTGCTTTTTTCTGTGTTTCTTCCATTTCTTTATATCTTTCATCTATTACGTCTTGATGGTTTTTGGCAAGTTCTCTACGAATTTCATCATCACTTAATTTAGAGCGTTTTGTTTGTTCCTCTACGGCTTTCTCATACGCATTGGCTTCGGTTTTTGAACGTTCAGATATTCTTTTGTTCATGTCGTCAACAAGAGCCTCCAACTGTGGGCCGATAACTTTTGTTACCCACAACTGCTTAATCATGTTGGCAATCATTTCTTTCCAACTGCCAGTGAATGCCTTTTGCGCATCCTCTCCCTTTCTTAATGCACTTATGTAGGCATCCATGAAACTTAATGCGGCATCACCAACACTTGAAATGCCAAGAAGTTCGGTTGTAATTTCCTGCATAGAACGCTTTATATCGTTTTGCAGGTCTATAATTTGACCTTGAAGTTCAACTATTTTGTCTTCGTCACGGTCTTTACCGTCGCGTGATTTTTCAAGTGCAAGTTGCCTGTTTAGTTCTGCAAGTTGCAATTCTTTATTGGCAATGGCTGCTTGCTTTGCACCAATCACATTTGCACCATAGGCATTTTCAATGGCAAATTCGAGGTTCTTGTATGCAAGTTCAAGTTGCTTTACGGCACGTTCAGAATCCTTGATTTGTTGAAGAATTTCTTTATCTCCATTATCGAACCACGTTCCAATAGCACTTGACAGTCCGCTAATAACGCTCATAGCACCTCCAATGTAGTCGCCAGAAGCTATTTGACCAATACCTTTTGCAGCAGTGTTTACACCTTGCATAGATGTGGCAATATCGTGTAATGCTTCGGACGTTGCGTCATATTCGTTTGGATTCCCGAACATATCATAGACGTTTCCTATAGTGTCAACCAAATCACCGACCTGTCCGATTGCTTCTCCTATATTTTCTATGCCACCAACCCAATCAATAATTCCATCCTCGCCTTTTGTTAATGACTCTTTGATTTTTTTGAATACGTTGTCCGTTTTTCCGAGTTCCTTGTTGGCGTTCTTTATTTCCTTTCCAAGTCGCTCTTTAGTGACAGATGCACTCTTTCCGTTTACAGGGTCTATAACTGTGTATGTTCCGCCTGGGTTTTTTCCGCGTTTCTGCGCGTCGACAAGCATATTCTTGTAGTCCCTTGCAAGTTTTCTTGTCATAGCTGCACTGTGCTCAGCTACTTCTCCAAAAAGCCTATTGTAAGTTGGTAGTAATTGAAGGATTTCTTCTTTGAGTTTATTTATCGCGTTCTGTTGGTCTTGAATCTGCAATTCAAGAAGTGCTTTTTGCTTATCATTTGTCTCTTGTGCAAGTCTTTGGCGTAGAACTGCAAGTTTTTCTTCTTCAATAGCAATCTTTGCGTTATTGTCTGCAAGTTTATATTGCAAGTCTTGCGTTGACTTCAAGGTATCTTGCGCCCACTTCTTTGCAACATTTTGCGCTTCTTTGAATTTAGGTGTAAGTATGTCAAGAGCATCTGTATTCTTATTAATGACATTGCCGTTTTCGTCAAGCACGTCAACGACAAGACCGACTTGTCTTCCCCACTCTTCCCATTCTTTGTTACCAGCCTTGAAGATATTGAGAGGTGCGCTAAAGTTTCTATCCTTTCGCATCTTGTCAAATTCTTGTTGTACACGGCTCATGTACTCGTCAATGGTCTTTGGAAATCCTGTTGTGTCAAGACCGAACATCTTTGTGAACATATCGCCCAATTCGGGATTAGCGTCCAATTCGATAGCCAACTCGTACTCGTCCTTTATCTTTCCAAGCTCGTTGTTCAAGCCCTTGGTAATCATGTCGAGGTTGTAGGTCTTTGCAGACAGCGTAAACTTATCAACAACAGCCTCAAGTACTTTTGAACGCTCCAGCGTTAGCATACCTTTGCTTACAAGCGTGTCGAGAGTTTGCTTAAAGTGCGCAAGAGCCTTATTCGGGTCTTTGCCTGTAATTAGTTGCGAAATGTCAATCTGTGGTAATCCGTATGACTGCAATTGCGTGTTGAGCAATCGAATTGTCTTACCATACGCACCACGAATAGTGTCGAGCGCATCAGCCTGTGACGCACCACTCTTCGACAGTTTGTCGTAGTCGGACTGCAACTTCTCGACAAGGCTTATCTCTTGCTTCAAAGCGTCGAGCAATGGGTCTTTCTTAGAACCTTTGCGTCCTTTTTCCTTCTCTTCTTGGTAGAGTTTTTCATAATTCCAAGCCTCTTGTGCGGCAGACTTTCTGTCTTTTGCCGCTTGTTCTTCTTGTACGGCAGACAAATATCTTGCGTCTGTTTTTCTTTCTTCTAATGAAAGTTCTGCCTCAAGAGACTCCCTTGCGTGTTTAGCTGCTTTTTCTTCCGCGTCTGCCGCTTTTATTTCATCGTTTACACGCTTTGCCCACTTTGCTCGTGTTTCGTCATTCTTTTTATTGAAATCTCCGTACTTTGCGACATACTCAGCACGCTTTGCCTCCCATTCCGCATTCTTCTGGTTGTACTCAACCATTTCTTTTTCGTGCTTTTCTTGTGCAGCGGCAAACTTATCGTAGTCTCCTTTGTAGTCACCCCAAAGACTACCAACATCTTTCGGTCTTGTTGGTTTTTCTCCAATGTTTGCATCGTAAAAGTGCTTCTCGTAGTCTTTTTGAATTGAGTCGCGAATTTGCTGCTCTCCAGCTTGCAACAACAGAACCCTAAGAGTTAGAGGATTCTCATCCATCTGTTTTTGCAGTTTAGAGATGAGGTCTTGAGATTCAGCAGGAAGTTCGTCTTTTAATTTATCCCAAGCCTTGCTTATTGCGCCAAGGACGTCATCGTCAAGTTCTTTGGACGTGTCAAGAATATCGTCAGACAATCTGCGTAATGCAGCACCAGAGTCATGCTTTATATGCTCTATGAATTGAGATTGAATAGATGATAGCTCGTTGTAAACTCCACCAAATCTCTCTGCCATCATTCTGTCAACCTCGACATCAAACCACTTTTTGACTTCACCCTTTATCTGAGGATTGGCAGCAATAACCTCTTTTTTGACTCGCTCGATAGCTTCCTTTAGTTGAACGGCATCCTTGACTCCTGCGCCAAGACGGTCTCTTATTATCGTCTCGGCATCGTTGGCGAAAGCGGTCAGTTCATCCATTGCTTCCTTGCGTTCTCCTGCTGCAAAATATCGGCTTCCTATATTAGCACCGTTTTTGCGCCCTCTTTGCACGGCTTCTATGTAATCTTCCAAGTCTTCTGCGAGTCCTTCACCAAAAGCACCCCACAGCCAACTGTCTTGGCTTACTTTAAGCGCCTCGCTGTTTAGGCCAGCCATCGCATTTGTCGCTTCTCTTATGCTCTCTGCTACATCAAACCCTTCTTTTACTCTCTTGTTAATATCCTCTTCCTCAAGGAGCTTTGATATAAACACAGAGGCTGCGTCGCTTGATAATTCTATTTGCTCGCGAATAGACTCCCACGCTTTTTGTCCTTCACTAACAGATAGAACGCCTTGTGCGGCTTTTGCTCTATTGCCAATGTTTACGCTATCTTTCAGATAATCACCAATTGCTTCTGACGCTTCTTTTGCGTTGTCTGCAATAGCTTTGTTCATCTCTGCTGTTTTTTCGGCAATCTGGTTGTAGTACAATAGTGCATCAACAAGAGCCATAGCTGCTGTAATCGTCAAGAATACAGGATTTGTAACAATTGACAACATTGCCTTTCCAAGCATTTCCATGCCAACAGCCGCACCTCTCACAACAGAAGCAAGACCAAAGAAGTTGGTTTTCATTACCCTTCCGAGCCATCCCATTCTCACTCCAAGAACAGTTGTGCTTGCAGCAGCATTTGCCTCTTCTACAGTCAATAGTTTCATGTTCACCATTGCTGCTCTCAATGCAACATTTGACCTATTGGTTGATACGAGCCAACGTGCTTCCGCTTTGCTTAGATTTGATTTTGACAATGCGTTTTCGTACATGGCAGCAGTATTACCCTCTATTGCTGAAATGTTTTTTATTGCAGCAAGAGTGCCTTTCCCAAACGACATGTTGAGAAGTAGTTGCGCTGCCTTTGCTGTGCCAATGGTTACTGCAAGGTTGGTTAGTATTCTATCGAGGTCTTTCCAATGTAAGAATAATTCCTTTAATGCTCCTATTCCGCCTGTAAGAAGTCCTTGCTGCGAATTACCTAAATCGTTCAGCATGTTATTCCATGCCAAAGTGAGGTTTGCAAGTTGAACCTTGAGAGTGTCTGCCATTTTAGCTTGGAAGTCGTAGAACTTGCCACCTTCGTCAGTCATCTCGTTCATTACTTGCATTACGTCGTTGTAATCAATAGCCTTTTTCTTGATTCTGTCATAAACGTCTGCCGTTGATACAAGGCGACCCTCAAGCGTCGTATAGTGGTCTGCAAGTTCTTTTACAAGCGGAATGCCTGCATTCGCAAACATACGGGCATCGCGGCTATTCAAGTAGCCGTAAGCCTTAATCTGCCCAAGTGCATAGGTTAGTCGCTCGACAGGAACACCGACTGCCGAAGCCATATCTGCTAAACGTCTTGTAGTGTCAACAACATCTTTTGCTGCAACATCGTATGCCGTAAGCTGTTTTGCGGCACTTGAAAGTTCGATTAGCGTATATGGAGATACCAATGCCATATCAGAAAGCTCTCTAAATATCTGAGTACCACGTTCAGCAGAGTCTACAAGAATACCAAGAGCGCGTTCGTTCATCTCGTACTGGGAGCGAACTTCGATAAGATTCTTTATAAATTGCGTAGATGCGCCAACAGTAAAGTAGAAAGCCAGACGGTTCTTCATGTAGTTCCAAGAGCGACCAAGGGCTGTGTTAGAAGAAATCATCTGAGAGTTTTTCTGCATTACCTCATCCATCTTCTTTTTAAGTACGTCGTACTCGTAATTAACTCTACGTATCTCATTGTGTTGCGCATTTGTATCAAGTCCACTACGGTAAGAAGAAAGACGCTGCATCTTGTAAGCAATATCATCAAGCGTTTTTTCGTCAAGTCCCATAACAGACTTCAAACTTGTTGGTCTTGTCTGTGTTGCCTGTAGTTTTTGCAAAGCACGCTGTACTCTCTGTATTTCATCTGCAATAGCAGTCCCATCACCTTTTGCTATGCGAGACGCACTCAGTTTACTGTATGCTGATTGCAACATTTTTAACTCTTTTGAAAGCTGCTCACTTGAGGCTTTTTCTGCATCAAAAAGACGAACATTTTCAGATTGAACGCCAAGGACACTTGATATTGATTGACGTAAAGATGAAAATTGGTCTGTTGCGGCAGATGTTTGCTTTTTTGATATTTGCTGGGCAATGCTTTGTAACAATTCTGTTCTTTGACGCTGCAATTCAGAAATTGACTTAGAAATACCAAGACCTTGTTCGCTTTTCTTGGCCTCTTCGTTCATTAAAGCATAAGAAGTTTTAAGTTTTTGCAGCTGCTCTTCAATAGTTTGGTATTGCTTTACTTGTTCATTTGTAACGTCTTGTGTGTATTTTACACCAAAACCAGAAAGACTCATCTGTAAGTCCGTCTTGTAAGAAACAGACTTAATTGTGTTTGCTGCTTCTTTTGTTGCCTGCGCTTGCTGTCTCTTTGCTTTGGCAGCAGCAAGTGCTTCTTGAGCCTCTTTTTGTTGTGCTTGAACAATCTGTTCTTCAAGTGACAAAAGAAGTTGCTTATCCCTCTTTGAGACATTTGCACGCTCCTTGTCGTAGTAGTTTACATCGCCAAATAAGACATGACCTTTTTCCTGCCACTCCTTTGTAGCTCTGATAGCGGCGGCTTGCTTGCGAATTTCCTCTGTGTAGCGTTGAGCTGTTTGTATCTGTTGCTCGGTTGCCTTTGTTGTTTGCAGAACAGATATTGCTACCTGTTTCTGCTCAGAGTTGGCTACAGAAACCCCTTGTGTGATTTCTCTAATTTTTGCTCTTATTGCATCTGCCTGTTGGTCATAAGGCATTGCGAACAAAGAACCAAAATTTTTTGCCGCTTTTGCTTTTTCTGATTCGATAAACTGTAGTTGAGCACGCAGATTATTGAGGATTTCAATACTGTTTCTTGACATGGATTGCGACTGCACTGCTACCTGCTGCGCCTTTGCGAAATTATCAAAGGATGTTGCAACTTCTTGGTTCTTTTTAACCTGTTTGTCTTGTGCAGCAACAGTCCTTTCAATAGCCTCCGTCACCTTGTCTTGCTCCTTTGTACGTTTTGACGCACCGCTATCTGAAGATTCATTGGTGTCAAACTTCGTCTTGCCGATTTTCTGGAGCTCGTTCTGTATTGATTGGACGGTACTCTGGGTCTTTGCGACCATACCCTCTAACGATTTGTTAAAGTGCTCAACCATCTGGTTAACAGAGTCCTTTAGCTGTTGGTCATCCAGTTTCGCTGTGACTATTGTGGGTGAAGTGTTGGACATAATATATTGTGATTTTTGTTATTTCTTCTGTTGTTTCTGCTCTTTGTGGACGGGGATTTCTATTTCCTCTCCAGCTTTGAGCTCCATGGGCGCGCCGAGTCCAGACATGAAGTTTTCGAGCTTCTGTTGTGCCTCGTACGCCGATTTGAAGTCATTCCAAGCCTTCTTGTCGGCACCCTTGAGGTACTTTGTGTGCGTATTGTCTACCGACATGAACTGTATCTGGGCGATACTGAGACCGTAGAGATAATCGTCTAATCGGTATTGTGTGAAGGCTCGGAGGAAGTCTGCGGCATCCGCAATGACTGTGCTTCCGTAAACAGTGATGCTGTCTCCTCCGATTTCCTCTTCCGAGTCAGAAGTGAATCCGTAAGCGTACTCACCGATTTTCTGAGTAAAAAAAAACCAGACAAGTCGATGGACTTTATTGCACCGAGAATGATAGCCGCCCACTGGTTTGTGTCGAATGTGGAGTTCATTACCTTTGCCTTCATGACAGATACGAGCTTGTCGTTCCTCGACATTACTTCGTCAACATCTTCATAAGTCTTAATGCCCTCTGGAGTAAACAGGTGGTTGCAAAGGATGATGGCCATAATCTCGCACATGGCATCGAGGTCTGTGCAAAGGGCCGTTATTACCTTGTTGTCATCATCGAGTGAGCTGTCTGTGGCACGCATATCCATGACGAGCCTGCAGATGCGGAACAGCGAATAGTAGCGCATATTCTTAACCCTGTATTCCTTGTCTCCAAGAAACACCAGAGACGGGCTGTCGTTGATAATATCCACAATGTCACGCTTGACATCTATCGGGAAATCCTTCATTCCCTCCTCTTCGTCCTTTTTCTTATTGTCTGTATCTTTCTTCATAACTCTTGTTCTTCTGATTGGAATCGGTTTCTTCTTTAATCTAAATGGGGATGCGTCGGCGGGCGTATGATAACCCAACAACGCACCCCCACGTTACGGCAGTCTTGTACGAGACTGTTAGCTTGCAGCGCGTCCTACCAGCTTGTACATGTGGTCGACAGCCTCGGCACCAGTGCCAGTGGTATGAACCAGAGCAGTGATGGTCACGCTGTAGTTCAGAGCACCGTCGGCATCCTTCTTCAAGGTACCGATGGTCAGACCACGGTAGATGTACAGGGCTGCATGGCCACGACCGAAGTCAAGCTGCCAAGAGTGCTCACTGGTGTAAGCGCTGGCTGCGCCCTCATAGCTCTCGGGGGTCTGGCCAGAAGCGGCGGTATAGGTGCCACCGAACAGGTCAGGCAGCTCTGACAGCTCATAGTTGGCCAGCTCGAACGTCATGGTTACGGGGTTGCCATCATAGAAGATGTCAAAGGGGCTGTCATAGAACTCGGCCTCAATCTCGGTAGCCTCGGGCTCGTCCTGACCGATAGTCAGACCCTTCAAGACACCCATGAGCTTGGTGGAAGCAGCAGCACCAACGTTTCCATACATAAGGCTAATTGCCTTTACAGTTGTCTTTCCCATAGTTTTTTCCTTTCTATTGATTAATTGATAAATGAATTATTGATTGCCGTCTACTATAACGACGAACGATTTAACGAACATGTAGTACGCATTGTTGGCGTTTTCTTCCTCGCCAAGGTCTGCAGAGATGAAGCTGTCTGGTTGAATCCAGTACGTTCCAGTATTGTCAGACTCGCTTGCAGTCTTGATGGCCGCATTGATGTCGTTCTCGAACTTCTCGTACTTCTCAACGTCGAGACGTCCTCTCGTGATGGGAGGAACATAGCATTGAACGTATACGCGCGCCATGCCATAGGCCTCATCTTGAAACTCGCTCGCATCGACAAAGTCACCAACAACGATGACTATGAAGCCGTCCTCTGCGTCGGACTGCAGAAGCTCCTGCGGCTCGTTCATCAGATATACGTTTTCGGTTACACTCTCAAGTATCTCCTCGACGTACTTGTATATGCCTATTCTCGATTCGTTGACCATAAACTATCTTTCTCTACCGATAACTGGTATTCCTTTTCTATTCTTGAACTTCCTCTTCCACTTATTGCTGGTATAGATGTACTTCGGAACATAGACCGTCAGTCGGCTCTCTTTAGGCTTCAGCGCAACTCTTACATCGTCGTATATATGCGACATGACTTGGAACTGTCTGAATCCTGCATTGAAACTCGGAGTTACAATGTTGCCAGCTTTGTTCCCTCTTGCGCCCATGGTGTATTTGCCTCCACCGCCTTTCATGGTGAATCCGCTCTCCCAGTAGCCCCAATAGGGTGCGAGAATAGCGAAGAACACTACCCATCCGTGGTACTCGGTCTTATAGGAAGCCAGAAACTTACTTGCCATCTCGTGACCATCAACGTTCTCCATGTCGTTTGAAAAGAACTCATGGAGCCATGACTGTGAGCTGCCACCCATACCTTTGTCATGATACACTGGTTCCCTATAATATCCGTATGCTTTGCGCTTTCCGTTGTAGAAAACACCCCAGCAGAGGGAGTTTAGAAGATTTCCAGTCCTATCCATGTGATTCCTACTGTTGTAGGTCTGAATAATATCTCCAAGAACCTTTATCTCCTTCTCGGCATATTCGATAAGACGCTGCGTCTGCAGTTCAATGGAGTTGTCTTCCACCTCCTTGCGGAAAGCGGCAGGGTTCCAACCGATGAGCATTGTCTTACCTATAGCCATAGTTACCAGCTGTTACGTGATGCGTAGATGCTTACGCCGCCGAGTTGTGACGGCTCCGCATTGTCGACCGTGAGCTTGAAGGTCTCACCGTAGCGGGTAATGGTAATCTTGTCTCCCTTGCGGGGTACAATCCACTCGTTATCGGTGTTCTTTACGAGGGGGATGCTGATGATGTATGAGGATGTCTGCAGGGTCTTGCCCTCTTCGTCCGTCACCATGTGCTCGTCCATCACGCCCTCGTAAAGCAAGACCTCTGAGTCCTGCTTACTCCCTTTGCCTTGTATCACACGCATTATGGTGCCTGTGTAGGGGTATTCGAGTATCTCTTCTCGCTCCATGGAATTATAATCGGTCTACGTCTTCGATGGGGATGAATGTTATCTTCTTCTTGGAGTTCTCCAGAATCTTCGCACGTTCGTCGTCGTATTTGTTGTAAATATCGATAGCATACTTGATTTTATCGTTCTGGTAGTAGTCTTGTTCCTGTCCGATGGTCTTTTGGAAACCATTGTGGCTTTGTGACAAAGACGCGGTATTTGAGGGCGAAAGCAATACTGCCGTGAAGATGATGTCTGCCGTCATGAGCTCCCTGTCGCGTAACGTGACCTTAGTCTCGTCGTACACGTCGTCAGTCGGATTAACACCTCTGTCGCCAGCAATCTTGATAAAATTCTTTTCGCTAAAGCGAGAATACGTCGTTGAAGCTTCCAACCACTCAAGTACCGTCATCTTTGTACAAACTTTAAAACTACTAACCTAAAACATGAAAATTACCAAGCCTATGCTGTTCTTGTGATGTCTACGACTACGTGGTACGGAGCCTCGTCCAGAACGGTAGCATAACGACCGATAACGTCCGTGTGGTATGCCTTCAGCATGCCGTTGGGCGTAACCTTGTTGATGACGTTCAGGAAGTTCTGCACCTTGGCCAGAGAGAACTGGATGCCGTTGTTGACCTCGCCAGACTTCATCAGCTCAACATCAGCGACCTGTGCATGCACGAGGACACCTGCGAAGCCGAGAGGACGGAGAACAACCACGTCGGGGTTCCAGCCGCTAACAGTGTGATAGGTCGTAATACCCTGCACAGTCTGCTGCTCGCGGACGATACGGATGGGCGAAATCTTCGAGATGGGCGAACGGCTATAGGCCACCAGCTGCTCCCAAGTGATAGTGTCTACGTTGGTGGTAGAGCTACCGTTGGTGACGACAATCACCTTGTCGGGTGCATAGAGCGAGATATAGCGGTTAACCTCCTTGACGAAGGCGGCGTTCTTCAACAGGACGTTGATAACGGTGGCCCAAGGAATGTTCCACTCGAACGGGGTGCTCTCGGGGATGTACTTCGACATCTTGAAGTCGTACTCAATCTTGCGCATCTGCTCGGGGATGTCGGCGTTGGGGTCAGTCCAGACGTCGTTGATGGCAGTCTTGAAGTTCTCCAGAGGGATATAGGCGCTCTGTGCGGTAGTTACGCCGCTAAAGCCCTTGGTGGTCTTACCGCCGCCAAGGTCGATGGTATTACCATACTGACCGCCGCGAGACAGCGTCATAGCGGCCATGTTGGATACGGTGAGGTTGTGAGACTTGACCAAGTCTGCAACGCCGCGTACGAAACCAGTCACGAGGTTCTCATCGCTGCCGAGCTCGCGAAGACGGGCCTGCAACTCCAGCTTAGACATAGAGGTCTCGAACAGTCCCTTACCATACTGGTAGATGGAACCAGTCTTCTCCTCCATACCCTCAGCGTCGAGCTGCATAGTCTCCGACAGGGGAGCCATAGAGTCAGCCATGGGAACGGTGCGGTTAATCTTCTGACGGACAGTCCACGCGGGATTCTTCTTCAGGTCAGCCACGTCTACTTGGTACTCGGCGCCCTCCACACGGAAGTGCTCCTGCCAGAAGAAAGCATTCTCCTCAATCTCGATGGTGTTGTCGATGAGGGTCTGTAAGAAGCCCTTGTTGGCACCATCCATGAAGCCTTTCTGGTAAAGCTTCTCAATCGCCTCGTCGGGCGACCATTGATATTTCAGTGCATTTGACATATCTTGTTTCCTTTCCTTACTTTAGTGATTACATCCAGAAGATGCCTTCGATGTACGAACGGTTCTTCGCGAGGACGTACTTCGGCAGGGGCTGCATACGCGGAATCCAAGCCTGCTTGTCATAGACAGCGGAGATGGAGTAGTTAGCAGTGCCGTCGATACCATATCCCTCAGTGGGCATAAGGTCACGGTCAGCCTCGATGAACGTGTTGGGGTTGGGTACGAGCACCACGGCGTCAGCGGCCTTCTCGGTGCCAGCAGCCTCTACGAGGATAGCACCAGCGGTCAGTTCGCCAAGGGTGTTGTCGAGAGTCACGGTGAATTTCTCGTTGGCCTTGTCGTAGACAACGTTGGTAATCTTTGCAGACTGACCAGTTTCCTCGACATTGTCAGGAGCGACCATAAGCAGCATGCCCACTTCGGGAGCATCGCTGTAGCCATCACCGTTCAGAACGTACTCGGTTGCAGCTGCGGCAGCATTGGCCTTGAGCTCAAACGAGCGGAAAATCAGACATCCCTTCTCGGGGGTGTACTGTACGAGCTGTGCGGCATACAGATGGTCGAAGCCCTTCTTGGGATTCAGAATAGTACCGCCGAGGAGCACGTTCTTGCGGCTCTCACCGTTGCTGTCCTTAACCCAGACCCACTTACCACCACGCAGTTTTCGCGAAGCCTCGTAGAAATACGCTAAGTTTGTTACCATAATAGTTTTACTTTAAATGAAGTTTAACTTGTTACTTTTACCTTCTTCATTGACTGAAGGAACTCCTCGTCACGCTGCTTGGTTGCTTGAGGCGCAAGGGGTCTGATGTTTCCGTAGCTCGGGGCCATAATGTCTTGGTAACGGCTAACGAGCGTATCAGCCTGCTCCTTCGTGTCGGCATCCAGCTTGACTTCGTAGTCCTGTGCAAACTTCTCGAAAGAGGTGTGCAGGTCGGGCTGGATGTTTTTCTTGGCAAGCGCAATGATAGCCTTGAACTTTTCTTGTTTAGACTGTGCCGTCTTGAACTCCTTGAGCTCTTCCAGCTGACTCTTGATTTCGTCGGGGATTTCAACAGTCGGCGTAGCGGCAGGCTTACCAATCTTTTTGTTTAACTCTGCAATCTGAGCCTTGTAGTCGTTTTCTTTCGTCTGGAACTCAGTTGCCTTGACCGTAGCCAGTTCCGATGCGCTCGAAAAAGCCGTGTTGAGCGCGAACTTGAGCGAGTTGAGAATGGCCTCGTCGCTGACATCTCCTTCTGGGTCGGCCTTCTGGAAGTGGTCTGCGAACTTGTCCTTAAACGCATCGGTAAGAGTTGCTGTTGTGTACTGTTTCTCGGTACAATAGTCGTTTACTTTCTGTAAAACTTCTTCTTTTGTCATAGTTTTCTACTATAAAATAAGGTGAAAAAATGTTCGCTGCAAAAATACCACAAAAAATATAGAGTAAAAAAATATTACAGACGGAAGTTTGGCATAATATACCAAAATATAAATAACTTCCGCTTGTATGGCTTTGAAACGATAAGTTTTAACTCTATCTTTGCACCGAGAAATTTCTTAACACAGCATGGCAAAAAAGAGAAACGACATAGTATTGGCTCCGTTGGAGGATGGCAACCAAAAGCATGCCATTCGCTCCAACGCAGACATTGTCGCGTTCGTCGGGCAAACTGGTTCGGGGAAACAAAACCCCATTGATGAGCCTGTTTTAACGGTCAACGGATGGGTTAAAATGGGTGATTTGAAGATTGGTGATGAACTATTCTCGCCGCTCAATACAGAACCGTCTTTTGTTACTGGTATTTATCCGCAGGGTGTCAAACCAGTATATAAAGTAACGACAAGCGACGGTCGTGTTTCTCGCTGCGGACTTGAGCATCTGTGGATGGTTCGTACAGAAAAGCAAGTGGAGAATTGGAGAAAAGGAAAAGGTTCTGCATACATTAAGACGACAAGAGAAATATTAGACGAATATATTTCCAAGGGAAAGAATATATTCATCCCACTTGCGAGACCTTACGACGGAAAGGAGAAAGAACTTCCGATTGACCCTTATGTCCTTGGCGTTTGGCTTGGAGATGGTTGTTCACATCATGATTCTTTTGTGATTTCTGGAGACGAAATTGATGTTATAAAAAAAGTTTCAGACAAACTAAAAACAACGTTTCGTTTTCATAGCAGCGAGAACTATAGCAACATGATACACCAGAACGAAAAAGTCTCTTCCGTCAAAAAATATATTAGAGAGTCTGGACTGGATGTGTACTCGCACGAAAGGTTTATCCCAGAAGAGTATCTGCACGCTTCTGTTGAGCAGCGTATGGAACTGTTGAAAGGATTGATGGATAGCGACGGAAATATTGAAGAAAAGAACCGTTACTCTTTCTCTACGACAAGTCCTAAGTTGAAGCGATGTTTCATTGAACTTTGCAGAGGACTTGGTTATATCGTCGGAGAAAATAAAGACAGCCGAACACGCTATAAGAGCGGAGAGTGTTGGAAGATAACAATCCAGACGAACGACATAATCTTCAGCAGCAAGAAGCACCTCGACAAATACCGCGCGAACTTGGAGAAATACAAGAACAAGAATCGTGAGTACAAGCATGACCATGTGCGCATTATAAATATAGAATATGTGGGAGACATGGAGTGTCAATGTATAATGGTTTCCAACAGAGACCACTTATACTGCACACATGACTATATTGTGACACATAACACAATTGCTTTATATTACGCCCCGATTGAGTACCTTGCCATGAATGACAACGCCAAGGCTGTGTGCTTCATGCGTAACGTCGCGGACTTCTGGGCCACTGGTAAGGTCGCGGACACTGTTAAGCAGATGTATCCGCTCGTTGACAGAGGCGCAGGAAAGAAGCAGCCGCATGACCCGATAGGAGAAATCCGAAGAGGACAGGAGGACATGGGCGTCAAGTTCTACAACGGCTCCGAGATTAAGTTCCAGCAGCTTGACAACGAGAGTCCTATCGTGATTGATAAGATTACGAAGGGTCTGCAGGCGAAGATACTTATTTTCGATGAGTGCAACAAGTTCCTCTGGAGAACCATATCGGCATTCTTCCCGCGCATGCGTTCCGATTCTTCTGGTAAGGCACAGGTGTTCCTTGCACAGAACCCAGAGCGCGAGTGCTTCATGCGACAGATGTGTGGAAAGGGAGAGCACGGCGGAGGATGGATTAATGACGACGGCTCTATAGACAAGGATATGGACGGCGTAGTCATGTTCGTGTTCTTTCCAGACGGTGACTACGAAAGAGCAGTCTGGGGCCGAACTAAGAAAGAAGTATACGAGAAAGGCAAGGAGTGTATAGACAAGCTGCTCGCAATAGACCAAGATATGTCCTACGAGGACTTTATCCTGTCGTTCGCCTTCTTTACGTTCGATGTGAGAGACAACAAGAAGATGCTCTCAAAGAACAAGAAGTATCGCGGTCTTGCAGCTAACTCGACGACAGCAAAGTCTTCCTATGAGAACAACTGGAACTACTCTCTCGAAGACGAAAAGGGAGATGCCGAAGACCTCGCGAACGTACAGCTAAGTAATACGGACGTTGAGCGCATGTTCAGACATATAGAGATTCCCTACGAGAGCCAGTGCATCAAGAAGTTCATGACTGTAGACTATGCTACAACGGGATTCGATAACTTTGTAATGAAGTATTGGGAGCTGTGGGAGCACTACGGCTTTATCTGCAAGGATATTCAGTTTTCCATGAAGAACTCCAATAAGGAGGCCGTGATTATGATGATTGACTTCCGCGACCGTCATGGACTTCAGGAAAAGGAGATGATTATCGACGTGCAGGGCTCCACGTTCCTGCGCGACTGCTTCCCAAGAGCCATCAACTTTGCAGGTGCATCACAGCCTACGGAGCGCTCGAAGGCCCAGTACAAGACTCGCAAAGACGAGGCTGCACACCTCTGCATGGAGATGATACAGGCTGGACTCATACACTACGACCCGAAGCTCGCAGATGCAAGGTACAATCACCAGAATATGAAGAGAGAGGGTGCGACCACCGTACTCCGCCACATGAAGTTCGAGAGCGTCATCTTCCAGTTTGGAAAGACACCGAACGGGCGCATCACCATGCTCGACAAGGAGAAACAGAAAACCTTCCTCAAAGGTATGTCTCCAGACCTGTTCGACAATGTCATCATGCTTTGCGGAGGTCTGTATCACACGTGCTATAATATGCTGCGTGACGATGCAGGCATAATGCGCAAGAAGATGCAGGCGGAAGACATGCTCAGCCTCCTCAACGTAAACGGACGCGAAGAGGTTGACACGAGAATACACCGTGTTAGGAAGATTAGGAATGCAAGCGAAATATTAAACGTTTTAAGTACGATATAAAAAGATGATTAGACTGAAAGATATTAACTGGTATCTCAGCGAACCCACGAGGCTGTTACAGATGAAGCCGTTCGTCCGTGGTGGCAAGATGAACTCCCATGGATGGGAGATGGAACCGCTTCCGAACAACACAACGATTGAGACTGGCTTCTGCAACCTCGACCTCGTCCCAATCTCGCAGGACACCTATATCACGGAATACAAGCCGTCGCTACATACCATACTGATGAATAAGTCGATTCCGCACATCAAGGTAACAATCGACGGAATGCCGCTTAACATTGGCATGATGGACATGACGCAGACGGGCTCGTTCCAGAAGCTCATTCATAGTGCGCACGTACGTTCGCTTACATCTAACCCGCTGGAGTTCAACCTTGGAAAGACGGATGCAGACGGAGGCGGCATGAAGCCGTTCGAGTATGTCAAGGATGAGTGGAACTCGCGCAACATGGACTGGTGGCTTTCGAGGGCCATCAACGCACAGAAGATGGTCGGTAACTGCGGTCTGCTGTTCTCATTCGACAAGGAGACAAACAAGAGCATGGTTACTTGCTTGTCGTACGAGGACGGATACCAGATTATCCCGAACTACGACGAGTACGGCTCCGAGATTGCACGCTCTCTCGCATACCAGATTGACAACAAGATAGTCATCGATACGTATGACAACACAAAGCACTACCGCTGTATGCAGAAAGACAATGGCTGGGAGACACAGTATGAGTTACACGGATACTCAAGGTGCCCGCTGCTGCACCAGAGGGGAACCGTCGCTTGGGAGTACGCGGAGAGTTCCTGCGAGATGTGGGAGCTGATGACAAACATCAATAATATCGCACTCAAGCGTTTCGGTACGTTTGCCCTTGTATTCACAGGTGATATGGATAAGGATTCCTTCAAGAGGGATTCCAGTACGCTCATCATCAACCTTTCAAGCGACAACACCAACGGAAAGCAGAGTGCAGACGTTCTGAAGTTCCCAGAGCCAACAACAATGAACGAGTACCTAAAGACTCTGGAGGAGAAAATATCCCTGTTCTCGTCTACTTCCTTCATTACGCCGAAGGATATTACAGCAACTAATAGCGGCGGCAACGGCATAGCCCTCGCCATGTCTAACGACTATGCCCTCGCTACGCAGTCCGCTCTTGACTGGCGTAAGTTCGTCAACGACATGGTGTACCTGCACCAAGAGGGCCTCGACCTTGAGACGAACGGCGCAGAAAAGTATGCACAGTTACGTGTAGGCGCAAAGATTGTTCCTTGGTCTCTTGAGACGAACAATACGAAGATTACGAACCTCGCCATGGAAGCCAAGTGGCTGTCTATGCAGACTATCATCGAGAAGTCTCCAGATGCAGCTCCCGACGAGGCAGACCGCATCATCAAGGAGCGAGGCTCACTCATTCCGCAGGGCGCAAGCGACATCGACGAAGGCACCGACAAGGCACAGCGCATCAGTATAAACCGCAACAACACAATACGTGACAATGTTGCAAAAACAGGAGAGGAGGAGTAGACTATGGGCTGGATGGAATTTGTACTTGGCATGGCAACACTTGTACTCGGTACTGGCTGGCTGTTTACATACCACTCTCACAAGAAGAAAGAAGAGGGCGAGGCAACACAATCTGAGGCAAACGGTTGGCTCAAGCAGCAGGAGGTGTACCAACACACCATTGAAGACCTTGAGAAAGCCTGTGACTTCATACGTAACGACCGTAACCAGCTACGTGAGGAGAACTCGCGACTTATCTCTGAGAACAACGAGCTAAGACGCACAGTGGTCGAGTTGCAAAACACTGTATTCGACCTCAAGAAAGAGGTTTCACGCCTCGGAAGACGTGTCGACGCCATGAGTGAGAAAAAGAAGAAAAACGACAAAAATACGGAAGGATAATGACGCTTATGAAGACATCCCAGAAAGGCATTGACCTTATCAAGAAGTTCGAGGGCTGCAAGTTGTACGCCTATCGTGATTCTGTTGGCATCCCGACCGTTGGCTATGGCCACACAAGCGGCGTCAAGATGGGCATGGCTATCACGCAGGCACAGGCAGACAAGTTCCTCGCCGAAGACCTTGCTGCAGTTGAGTCCGTCCTTAACAAGATGAACATTAACTTCAAGCAGAATCAGTTCGATGCTCTGGCCGCTTGGATATTCAACCTTGGCGAGGGTAAGTTCAAGGGTTCCACGTTGTACAAGAAAATCGTTGCACGCGCCACTGACCTTGAAATCACTGACCAGATAGTCCGATGGATTAACGCTGGCGGCAAGCCGTCTCTTGGATTAAAGCGCCGCCGCGTCGCAGAGGCCAACATGTTCTTGGGACGAGACGAATATCGTATTGATGCACAAGGAAATATAAACAAGAAATAATTTATTTACTTTAAGATTGTAAGATTATGGGAAAAACTACAGTAAAACCAATCAGCCTTGGATACAGGGATGTTGGTAGTTCTGGTAACTACAGGATGCTGATGGGTGTCCTTAAAGGCCTTACCATCGGTCAGGACGAGCCCGAGGCTACCGAGATTGAGGCCGAGTTCTATGACAGCCCCTTTGACATCTTCTATGATGGCAACCCCGTAACCATGACGTTCGAGTTGGCCAACTACACTTTGGATGAACTGCCTGATTTGTTCGGCGGAGCGTACGAGCAGGTTGACGACGAGTACGATGGAGAGGCGAATGTCTACACTTCCGAGCACGAGTGGAAGCTTGATTTCTCACGTGGCTACGCATCTCTTGTCCTCTATCGTGGCCTTACGATAGGAACCATCAAAAAGGACGCTGACGGTGCCCTTAATTTCTCTGTGACAATTACTGCTCTTATATACGAGGACGGCGACGAGAGTCACATGTACAAGATTGTTGGTGCTCCTCTTCCTCCTCCCGAGCCAGAGATTGTCAGCGTTAACAACGTTGAGAACGGCGGCAACTCGTTCGCTGTAATATCCTCTAACTGGTATCCGATTGTCGTCAACGTTCCAGTATCCGTTGTCGGTGCGGCAAGCGTGAAGATTAACAACGTTTCCGTAGATGCCATCGGCGAGACCTCTGGTACAAGCGGAGACGTGACGGACAAGACGACGTTCTATTTCCGTCCTACGGCGTACACAACCGTCACATCAGTCAAAGTGACAACCGTTGGCGGAGACGTTCTCACGGCAACTTTCGGAAGCTAAATATTCATCATTAAACACATATTATTATGAAGTACGTAAAGATTTATAACGAGAAGATGCAGCTCACTGGAGTTGCCGACATCGACAAGAACTACGACAAGACTGGCTATGTCAAGTGTTTCGACAAGGACATGAAGTTCATTGGCGTAATGGACGTCGACACCATCCCCGAGTCTGGCGATGATATTCCCTACGTTGAGATGTTCGACGAGAACATGAACTTCGCTGGGGCTGTCACGGCAGACAATATCCGTCATTCCGATGGTTATCTTATCAAGTTGCAGAAAGACCCGTCTACTACTGGTAGTGTAAGTGGCGGCGGTCGCTTTGTCGAAGGTACGGAAGTCACCGTTGTAGCTACTCCTGATTCTGAAGGCGATTATACCGCATTCGACGGCTGGTACGAGGGCGAGAATAAAGTTTCAAGGAACGCTTCGTACACATTCACAGTAAGCGGAGCGCGTACGTTGGTTGCGAAGTTCCTTAATCCTAATACAGTCATAACCTATACTGCCACAGAAAAGATAAGCGTAGGAAATAATTTTGGCAGTGCGCATATAACATCCCACACGTTTGAGGATGGTCTTGGTATGATAAAATTTGACAACAGTGTAACAAGCATCGGAGACAACGCGTTCAAAGGTTGCTCTGGCTTGACGAGCATTGAGATTCCGAGCGGCGTAACAAGCATCGGAAGCAACGTGTTCAACGGTTGCTCTGGCTTGGCGAGCAATGAGATTCAGGGCGGCGTAACAAGCATCGGAAGCAACGTGTTCAACGGTTGTACTGGTCTGGCGAACATCTCTGTTGATAGCAATAACACTAAATACGACTCTCGTGATAACTGTAACGCTATCATAGAGACGAGTACAAATACATTGAAGTTCGGTTGTAAGAGTACTGTTATTCCGAGCAGCGTAACAAGCATCGGAGGCAGTGCGTTCTACGGTTGTTCTGGCTTGACGAGCATTGAGATTCCGAGCAGCGTAACAAGCATCGGAGGCAGTGCGTTCTACGGTTGTTCTGGCCTCGCAAGTGTTGTTTGTAATCCAACAACGCCTCCGACTCTTAGCTCTTCTGCGTTTAACAACAATGCCGCTGGCAGAAAGATTTATGTACCTGCTGCAAGTGTAGACACCTACAAGGCAGCGTCTGTGTGGAGCACTTACGCAGATGACATTGAGGCAATACCGCAGTAAAGATGACCAAGGAAGAGTATTTTGTAGAAGTATGGCAGAGGAGTATGCGCAACCAAGGATGCTTATCGGTGGTTGCGTGTATCCTCGTCGCCTTTATTCTGATGCTGTCTTCCTGTGCCACTAAGACAAGAATCGAGTATCGTGACCGCGTTGTAGACCACTATAATACGGTCACGGTACACGATACCTTAAAGATACATGATAAGGACAGTGTGTATCATCTTATAAGGGTTGTAAACGATACGGTTTATGATACCAAGGTAATTGAGAAGACAAGATGGAGAGACCACGTTATCACAAAGACAGACACCTGTTTTCGAGATAGCGTGCAGACCGAATATAAGGAAACCGTTAAAGAGGTTGTAAAATTTCCAAAGACATACTGGTACGCAGTAGGGTTTTCGATACTTTTCTTTATCCTCGTTGCGTACAAGCTTTACGTATTTATAAAAAGATTCTAATGAAGATTCCCTACGACATATACAAGACGATGATTACACGGGGCCTTACGCCTGTGGAGTACATCGAGAACACTGGCAACGACGCTTATATAGATACAGGCATAAAGCCTACAGAGATTCACTCGCTGTACGTAGAGTACAAAGCCTCCGAGATTACGTACGACAGGCCGATGTATATTGCTGGTGCCCTGCGAACAGTTAGTGCCGACACGTTCGCCATAGTGTTCAAGGATGCAAGACATGAGGACTCGTACGCAAGATTCGGAAGCGAGTCGTACGAGTATGCCGAGTGCGACACAAACAAGCATTCTGTCATGCTTGACGACACGAAGCTGTACTATGACGGAGAGCTTGTCAATACATTCTCTGGTCAGAAGGGTACGTGCAGGTACAACATCTTCCTGTTCCACGTAAACTACTATGGCTCGGCGCTTAGTGACAGATGTCTTGTCGGTAGGATTTACAGAGCGAGACTTTGCGATAATGCAGGGAACTCTGTAAAGGACTACTATCCATGTATAAACGCGAGCGGAGATGTTGGTATGTTCGATGCTGTCAGCAAGGCTTTTGTAGGTTCTGCAAACAGCGATACGTTTACCGCTGGTAATGTCGTAAGGGATGTATACGACGAGCTTCCGATTATCGCAAACGGCTCTTCGTTCCACAACCTCGCGCTGAGAAAGTATACCGTTGACTCGGTTGTTATGTCTCTCGGCGACAAGATTACTGGCGATATTGTTTGGAAGGACACTTCTCTCGTATTCTCCATGCAGGAGTATGTCGTCTATGCAGGAACGAAATACGTTCTTGTGAATCCGCCTACGGTTGTCCGTGAGGGAATGGTAGCCGACAATAGCGAACTAAAGGGTGCTGCAAAGTATTCCTTAACGTTCTATCATCCGATGTACATGCTCGGTAATTTCCCGTTTACGGATATTGCTGTTACTGATGACGAGCAGAAATACCTGTCAGAGAGTAAGACCTTCTCGTGGATAGGCACACTGTTTGACTTCATCGCAAAGCTAAACGCCAACCTGCAGGGTACGGAATGGGTCGTAAGGGCCAACATTCCTCATTATGAGCAGGATGGCGAGACTGTGACCTCTCAGTGGCAAAAAGCATCCACGACAAGTGAAGTCATGTCGTTCGACAAGAACTACATCAGCGAGGCCCTAAAGAAAGCCTACGACGAATGGGAGATTCCGTTTACCATAACCGACGCAACGAATATCGCAGGCAAGAAGTATGTCATCGAGTTCGGCCTTCCGTCGCAGGAGATATACGGAGATGATGGTGTAACACCATACGTATTCCGATTCGGGCAGGGCGTGGGATTGAAGAACAACTCCAAGACCCCTCGAAACAACAAAATAATTACCCGTATTGTGGGTTGTGGCGCAGAGCGCAACGTGCCATACGGCTATCCGCAGATTCCTTGGTATGGAGACCAGACATGGAACTACACGATAAACAACGCCAGCGGTATGCAGCCGATAACGGTAGGCGGCGTGACGATACAGGCGATGTCCTATCCCATCTACGACGGTGTTGTAGGCGGTCAGCCAACCAAGCTTATAAAGCATCCGTTTACACGCAAGACCCTTATGCCGTCCATATACGGACAGACCTTGTTCAACAAGGTAAGCCCATATCTTTCCGATGGTACGGCAAACCCAAACTACAATCCGAATACTACACTCGTTGACTACTACGACGCCATTGACGAGCTTGGCGGTATCCAGTATCCTAACAACATCAATCCTTTGGCACCTTCTGTAGAGCACCATCAGTTCGAGAAGGTATACCCGAAGCTTGGTGACAAGACGTTGGTAAACGTGCTTCCGTATGACGATAAGACGTATATCAGCTGGAATACCTTTTACTCAGAGATAAATTCGTATATCGCAAACTCAAACAACGACAACGAAAAATCGTTTCTTAACAGCTGCAGAGAGGCTGTGTATCACTGCGACTATGGGCTGAGTTTCGACATCGAAAGTCGAGGAGGAAGCTATACTGGCAAATCTGTAGGACAGTCATACAAATATGGTGGCGGCTGGTGGGTTGATGTCTCATACACGTCTGACAACGTAAACTTCAAGAGGAATGTTTATCTCGGCTCATATAATCCTTCTAAAGTCGTTGAATGGGACGACACCTATGACTCCGAGAAAGACGAGTACAAGCAGTCTTATTTCAAGATGCGGCTTCCGTTGCTCGACTTCGACCTCTATGCGTGTGCTATCTACAACGAGGAGATGAAGATAAACATGCGTAGTGGTGCTTGTATCGGCTGCTCGTTCCCCATACAGATAGACTGGGACGATTACAAGGCCAACTTCTACACTCCAGACGGAACATTCGCTCCAGACGGAGAGCAGAGAAACACTATAAAGTATCCGAAGTCGAATGTGTCTCAAATCGCGGTTGTTTGCAAGAAAGAGGTTGAAACGTTCGGAACCCTTATGCCGAACATATACCAGCAGCCTGCTACGGGAGACCTGTTTACAATACTCGGTATAAACCTACCTAATTCCTATATCAGCTCCGCACAGACAGAGCTGGACGGCGACATGAAGGAGTACATGCTGGAGAACAACGTACACTACTTCGACTATCCTTTGAAGTTTGACGAACTCTTCCTCAAGAAAAGGCAGGCCATACTCGACCAAATCAAGAATAACTGCATCGTTCGGTTCGAGTCTGACAGCACGGAGATTGCCTTGTATATAAAGCAGATTACAAAGAAATACGGCGAAAGCCCGCTGCCGAAGTACGACATCACCCTCGCAGACGACATTGAGATTGTACTCAACTCTATAGGACAGGTCACTGACGATGTTAGCAGGATGCGTGTACAGATGTCTGACATCCAGAAGTACTATTCCGAGTCTATTATACGCGAGATAAAGAACAAACTGAGCCGTATAGAGGATGACATCTGCAGTGGCCGCATTACGTTCCAGCAGGGCCTGTCATCTATCGGAGAGATAATCCTGTATGGCGGTATACGTAGCGATATTTTCGTGAGCGGACTGTATACAGGACGAGGATGGAAGGTCGATGAACTTGGCAACGCAGAGTTTGAGTCTCTTCGTGTACGCTCTTTCCTTGAAATCGTAGAGCTTCTTGTCAACCGCATGCAGGCACAGGAAGGTGATACCATGTTTACGGACAACGACGTGATAGACAAGGTCACTCCGTACGACCTTACGGCAGTCTCTGCTTTAGATTCTGATAATCCAAGTCTATACGGGTGGTACGAACTCGTCGATAACGAATATGTGCTTTCTGGCGACAGGCGAGTAGTCTCTGGGAAAACATACTACAAGGCGTCTTCGTTAATTCTTTCCCTCAAGGAAAAGTACAACGGATACTACACGTCTCAGAAACTCGGCAACATTCTTAGGGGTGTCATTAATATTCAGGCGGCTGTTGACTCTGGACTTGTTAAAGACCAAGACACCCGAGATATGGTCTTCTATACATCTTGGATGAAGGTCATACAGACTGCTACCGAGTCTACAGGCTCTGGTAATCCAACTCTGACTACCAACCAGATTCGGGTTGAGCTGTACTACGACGACGAAGTTCCTGGTGGCAGAAACTTTGCTCCTTGTGAGCTGATGACCATAGCACGCTGGGGAAATATTCTTGACCCACAAGAGCAGGGCATCTCTGATGCCGAGAAGAGGCGCAGGCTTGCTCTGTGCTCGTCATTCTATATCAGTACTACCGACGGACGTATAACCAAGCTCAACAACGTTCGGGCACCGATACTGACCGACGACAACTATGGAACTACGCTCGGCATCCTTCCTGAGTTTGTGCAGCAGTATACCTCCATCGCCCCTCGTATCGCAGACGGGCAAGACTACCTGTATGCGCAGGGTGTCGTCGTGCAGGACTTCATAAAGATTGACCGCAATGGCAATGTGGTTTCCGAGGGCAACACCGAAAAGGAAAAGACAATATACAAGTGGGCGGACACAAAGCCTGCAACACCGACAGGAACAAACATTCCTCCTGCAGGGTGGTCTGAATCTCCCAACGTAACATTCCCAGACATCGAGCTTGACGGCCCAGAGCCAGAAGGCCAATACACAAAGGTCGTGCAGAGAATAGACTTCTATGCTACGGAAGGCAACGCAACACTCACACTGAATGCCGCTGTGTCAAGTGAGGCCGACTATGATTTCCTTCTTATCGGAAAACTCGATAAGGATGATTTATATAACCTTCCTGCAGTTGATATTTGGAATGACGTTGACAACACTGGTGATTACTATGTACTCGCTTTGAGCGGAGAAAACTCACGTTCGTACACGTTTAGCGGTATATCTGCTGGAAGTCATCACGTATACGTCGCATTTGTCAGCGACAGAAACACAATACATGGAGCAAACAACGGAATCATCTCTTACGTTAGCTCAACCAATGTTACCCCTGCCAAGCACCTGTGGGTTAGCAAGGGAGACCTTGTCAACGGTGCTCTTTCTGGAAGCTGGAGCGAACCGATACAAGAGAACGGTGTAGACGGACAAGACGGACAAGACGGACAAGATGGCGCGAGGGGTAAGGTCGGTAGATTCTTCTACTATGCAGGAGACTTCTCTCTGCAAGACCAAACAAACTACGTCATCAATGACGCTCAGGCTCCATACTTCTCCCATGTGGAGGACGGTCAGACATTGTACCATGTGTTCAACCCAGAAACAAATCCGTCTGGTGGCACGATGACAACCTCGCAGATGTGGGCCGCAAGTAGTAATAACTGGAACAATGCTCCGTGGGAGGTGATGACCAACGACTTCAAGTACATTATCACGGAAGCGTTATTCGCAAACTTCGCACTGCTTGGTAGCTTTGTCGTAAACCTCGACTTCTTCTTGTCGCAGTACGGAACGCTGATAAGCAACAGTGGTGGCACAATCACAAGGACTACGATTGACGCCACAAACTATCATACTCTCGTTGATGGTGCTTTGCCGTACACATACTTTGATGCGAGCGACCCAGAGGGAGAAACCGACCCTGCTTCTGGCGGTCATAAGTTCGTTCCGTCACTGTATCAGAATGCCAAGACAGGAAGAATTGTCGGCGATAATTGCAAGTTTATAAATATGGTCGCTAAAGGCGGCACATTCGATGGTATAACTGCAACCAACGCAGACATATCTGGAATACTAAGGTCTCCAGTCGTTTATTCCCCATTTTACGAAGTTGGAGGCGGCGATGTTGTCGATTTGAATGCGTCACTTGTTGCCACAAGATTTACGGAAGCAGGAATCGCTGGTATTGCAACTATCTATCTTCCTGCAGCGAGGGATTGTAACGGACTTGAGTTGAACTTCTTTTCTCCAAGGTTTACAAGGAGTGTGATGACAACAATAAAGATAAAGGCGAGTGGGAGTGATTTTTTATTGATACCAGACGGAAGTGGATATTATTCGGACTGCCCGAATGGGGCTGTAGTAGACATAAACATTTTTGTAACTATAGTTTCTATCGGAAACAACTGGGTTCTGCTAAACGGAACTGTGACACCTTTATAAACAATAACGACTATGAAGATAATATTCAACGATTACATACCCTTTAAGGGTTTCAGCGCGATAACGGTATATCCGTTTGTATTCGTGCGCGACGATGCCAAGATTAATAACAGGGTTATCAACCACGAGAACATCCATGCTCATCAGCAGGTGGAGACAATCTGTCTGACTGCAGCGGTTGTTGTTTGCGGTATCATCACGAGGATTCTGTCTCCGTGGTTCCTGCTTGCAATACCGATTTCGTACTATGTGTTCTACGTGCTTGAATACGCCATCAGGTATATTCTGTACGGATTCAACCATGACGCAGCGTACAAAAACATCTCGTCCGAGCAGGAGGCGTACCTCAACGACTTCGACCTGACGTACCTTGACAGGAGAAAGAGATTTGATAATCTAAAGTATCTGTTCAAGCGTACATACAGGCCGAAACAGTAACAAAACAAATACCTATTTTAAACGCCTCGGTGAAAATCGGGGCGTTTTTTTATGCAAAAAAAATCGCAAAGTTTCTTGTAACTAATTCAAGTTGAAACGGTTACAAGAAATTAAAGTTCCAAAAAACAGAAACAAAAATTATTTTGCCCCGCGAAAGCCTTTAAACAAAGGGCTTTAGAAAGTTGCATACGGACTTAAAAACGTTAGGTTTTGAACTACTTTCTTTGGTGCGTAACTTTGCTGCCGTAACGTTACAACAAAGCGAATTTATAACTAAAAGTTTAACAAATCTAAATCTTACTAAAAGTTATGGCAGAGATTTATCAACTCCCAAGTGAAAATTCGGGAAACAATGGGGCAAACATCCCCTTCTCAATTCCCATCGGCTTCGGCGGCATGGGTAACAACGGGTTCGGTTTCGGAAACGGAATGAACGGCATATACGACCTTCTTGGCGTAGCCATTATTGCATCATTGTTTGGATGGAACAATGGTGGCTTCGGCGGTTTTGGCGGTGGTTTCGGTGGCGCTGGTGGCGCAGGCTTTATCAGCAACCAACTGAACAATGATAGCGGTCGCGAGTTAATTATGAACGCTATTACCGCACAGGGCGAGGCAGCACGCACAGCCATTCAGACTATGAGTACAATGGTTGGTCAAGACTTCAACCTCTTAAACGCAGGTATTCAGTCTGCTCAGAACACTCTGAATCAGATTGCCAACCAGCTTGGTATGTCTACCTTGCAGATGATTAACGCTGTACAGTCTGGTGACGCTAACGTAATTAGCACCTTGCAGAGCTGTTGCTGTCAGACGCAGAAGCAGATTATGGAACAGGGCTACCAGTCTCAGATTGCAACCCTCAACCAGACCAATCAGCTTGGCTCGCAGGCAGACCGCAACACCAATTCGTTGCTGAACGCAATCAACGCACAGACCGTTGCAATGAACGACCAGTTCTGCGCAGCCCGTGAGCGTGATATGCAGGCTAAGATTGACACGCAGGCTGACATCATCACTCAGCTTCGTGGTCAAATAGACAATCAGGCACAGACAAACCAAATTATTGGATACGTCAACAGCGTTATTGCACCTTTGCAGAAAACTGTGACCGAGATTGCTGACAAGCAATTGCCGACTGTGCCTGTGGTTTATCCGAACATCCAAGCCATCAACAACACTCCGTACATGGGTGGTTTCTACGGCAACGGGTGGAACGGTAATGTTGTATTTTAACGCATAAGGAGGCTGGAATATGGGATGCGCTAATATAACAACTAACGCTGGAGGAATACCGTATCTGAGTACGTCCAACGTGACGATTTCAACTACGTCGGTAGACCTCGCACTCGGCTGGAATCGGAGGGGTTTACCTCCTGTGGGTTTCTTTACCGTGAGAGTTGCTGACGCTATACCTGCAGACACCACGACAACGCTGCCTGTTACGGTAACATTTAACGGTGTTACGCGTAACCTGACTCTGTTCGATGGAACACAGGTGACAGCAGCAGAAATCCTCAACGGCACAGGAGCCTTGCTTATCTTCAACGACAGGTTCAACAATCTGCTCCAGCTGATGAGCCGTACAACCGTCTAATCACAAATCAAAAAAGTAAACATTATGGACTTCAATTCATTAGGTAACGGTAATCCGTTCTACGTTCTCCGTAAGGGAGAAAAGCCATACCTTGAAGTTGGTGTGGTCAAGTCAAAGTCTCAGCCGAGGGCCCAGTATCCGATGCAGACTCCGAATCTCGGTATCGGCATGCAGATGCAACAGGTCGTCGATGTGACGGCAACCATCAATGGCAAGGACGAGACATTCCAGAATCTTCCCATAAACGTTGAGATAGCATCAAGGGGTAACGACACGTTCAGCGGTTCGAGGGAGGCGATGCTGCAGGCCGTAGACGCTATGCTGCAGACTTCCAAGAAGGCCATCGAACAGGTTCCTTATCACAAGGGTGTCATCGCAGAGTCCGAGAAGATGCTCGAATTACTCAATCCTCAGTATGCGGAGAACAAGCAGAACGCGAGGGTTATCCAGTCCTTGCAGGAGAAGCAGAAGGCACAGGAGCAGCAGCTGGCAGAGCTAAAGGCCCAGAACAGCGAAATGCTCACGATACTGCGACAGTTGAACGGTGGAGCCGCTACCTAATGGTAGGAGCCCTGTAAACAAAGAAAGGAAAGTAATATGGGATATATTTTTGTAGACAGAGATGGCGATGGAATCCGCAACGAAATGCGGAGGAATATGCGCGAGTCCATGAAACATGACGGCTACAGTCCGATGATGCGCGGTGATTCCGAGAAGGAGCACTGGTATCGTATGGGCTACAAGGAAGGCTGGCATGACCACGAGGACGAGATGGATATGCGTCGCGCCCGTGACAGCAGAGGCAGGTTCATCTGATTTTCAAAATAAGGTTGGGGCGTCTTCGGATTCTCCGACCTTATTTAGAAAACAAGAAATGAAAAGTAGGTGTTTCCGCTTATTTTATATCAAATTATTTAAATAAGCAGGCTAAAACATCCTTAATGTTCAACTTAAAAAGAAAACAAGAAAATATGAAATACTTAATGTCGGAAGAAGAAGCGGCCTATATGGACTTGTATCATGGTCATTTCAGCAGGAAGCTTGCTGCGTGGGCCATCGGGAACATGGTCATGGTAGACCCAGCTACGGGAAAGGAGAAGAGCGTCACCATGCACTCTGTAGATGATGTTATGGAAATCCTTAAAACGAACGGCGTCAAGATTCCCGTCGAGAGCAAGATAGATGCTTGGTACCTTTACCACATGACACTTGCTGATTATCCAGAGTCACTTACTACGGACAAACAGAGGTCTATTTTTGTAGAAGAGACTATCTGCGACCCAGACGGAGAAGACACAAACATCCTCGCATGCTTCGTGGCCAAGATGTGCAACAAAGGTGTGCCTATTTACTGGGAGGAGTTTGCATGAAACAGGCTTATCTCAAATTTCCTCGTAACGAGTGGGGTGTCGTTGTAGTATGCGACTTTGATACGGACTTGGAGTATGATGAGATGTATGAGCAGCTCAGAAGCTTCGGAATGAGCCAGTACAACATCAAGAAAGCGTTGAACATACTTTCCGCATACAACACTGGTATGCACGTAAGCAATAACACGCTCAAGATGTCGGCCATATACATCTCTAATACGACAACGCCGAGCGAATGGTGGGACACTGCGGCCCATGAGCTTGCCCATACCGTAGTATCCATTATAGACCACTACAATGTGCCGTATTACTCTGAGGACGCGGCATATCTTGCTGGATTCTTAATGAAGCAGCTCGTGGAGCAAGTTGCGGAGCCATGCAAATAATTAACCAAACAAAACAGTAAAACTATGGAAAGAGAAAAGCTATTGAAGGAGTACGAGGCCACACTTGAGAGCCTTATCGAGAAGACGAAGTTCGTTTATTCTGAGGAGTTCTATACACTCGATGAAATCGAAAAACAGAAGTACACCAAGGACAAGCTGGCGACAGAGGGTCATCTTGGCACACTCTGTAATATCCTGTGGGGTAAGAATCAGTTCTCCATGGGCGGCATGTCAGACCTGTTTGCCTTGGGTATCATCGGCTCTATGTTTGGAGGCGGTTGGGGCAATACTCCGTTACCCTCATTTGGTAGCGAAGGAACCCTCAAGAACGAGCTGAATGTTGGCGCCGATGAGCAAGAACGCAAATAAAGCCCGACAAGAGCGTTTCTTGGTGTCGGCGGATAAGTTCAGGGAGGATATGAAAAATCCCGTCAGAGGCAAATGAAATGGCCAAAGACGGGATTCTCCGTGTCGTTATGCCTCGTTAGATATGTAGTTCTTCCTTGATAAAATCCAAAAGGTTAAAAGCGGATTGTTTGTACGGCATCTTGTTATCCAGCCTATTTTTCCGTGGAACCAAGAATACTCCGTACTCTATTCCGTTACACAAGTTGTATCGCGAGTCTATCTTCTCCTCTGACCACTGGTACTTCTCAAACGCTTCCGCGATTGAGATGTTTTCATGAACCGCCTGTTGCAGGTAAAGGAATGCGACCGTCTTCTTCTTTTTCTTTGCAATCTGTTCTGCGACGTCGTCCAGCAGAACATTCATCAGTTTATTAATCTGTTCTTTCGGATACACCGCATCAAGTATGTCTCGTAATTGTTCTTGTTTGCTCATATTATCTTAGCATTAGGTACATCTTCATCATGTCGTTCTCTACCTTGATGTCGTTGAAGCCGAGTTTATGGTACAAATCCATCACAAACGGCTCCTGTACGGAATTGAGGTCGATTCGGAATATTCCCCTCTTGATACAGTAGTCTATCGCCATTGATAGCAGTTCCCTCGCATAGCCCTGCTGTCTGCACTCTGGAACCACGGACAGACCTGCAAGATAGCAAACGTTTGGGTCTACGTCCTCGAAGTACAGGTCTACCATAGCGGCACCATCATGCGTGATTATGGTTGCAGTCTCACCCCAACTCCATCTGTTCTTGTGTATATGTGTCATAATCCTTTCTGTTCTATTACGAATCTCCAAACTTTATTAATCTCGTTCTGCACTGGCACATCAGTTGTTATGAGGCAATTCAGGTTTTTGCCAGACATGATTATTACAGAGAGCGTCTTGAAAATACACTCGTAGGCATCAATCTTCTGCTGCATGCGTGCGACCTCGCTAATCTCGTTGTCATTTAGTCTTAGATTTTCCATATTCCTTACACTTATTATAGTAGTATTCAAGCAATTTTGTTAGCGCAAAGTCATTAACCCATTTGGGGTCTTCGATAAATGTTAGAATTGTTGCAGAGTCTCGGTTGATGTCGTACAACATACTGTCAAGCGGCTGCTTGATAAATTCTTCTAACTTGATAGATTTCAATCCATCAATGTCGGCATATACCAAATTGCCTTTGTCCCATTCTGCAAGCACCTTGTCACGGATGCTTTCAAACATTTCTTTTTCCAATTCCATAAGCGTTAAAGTTTAAAGGTGGTTTAATCTTTTTGTTAATATGTTTTCTATATTGTCAAATTCGGTATAAGGTATCTCGATAAGTTTTATCTTGTGTTCCTTACAATATTGGCGAACAGCATTATCCCTTTTTTGCTGGTGTGCAAATCTCTCTTCGTTGTCAACAAATCCAGTAGGACGATAATGTTGTTCTCCTTGGTATTCTATTGCAACATTTAATGACGGAATAAAAAAGTCAAGATACATTCTTTTGTTTTCGCAAAACAAAGATTCATTATTTATCTTGTACTGCGTTTCGTAGTTTATACCAAATTTGTCTAAGCATAACATAACCTTTTCTTCGCCCCTTGATATACTACAACGTGGACAACCACTCCCCTGTAAATGAGCGTTTGCGATTTGTTGAAAATCACCATGCTTTCGACAAGTTATAGTCACGGGCATATTGTCCTTTACGTATTCAGTATGCTCGTAAGAATACCTATCCCCATGTACCTTTTTTGCTTTTTCTATAAACATTTCTGTGGTATGTCTTAACGATAATGATTGTTCTAACAATGCACAATTCGGGCATCCACTACCCATTAAATGCGAATTTGGTGCTTGAAAAAAGTGCGTTCCGCATTTTTTGCAAATAATTTCAACAGGCTCTCTTGAATATTTGTAATCGACAAGCGAATAGTCATATTTGTCTCCATGTTTTTGTCTTGCTAAGTCAATAAAACGGCTGGTTGTATATTTGCCAAAACCGTCACATTGTGGACATCCGTAACCTCGCAAGAAATACTTCGGTTTTACAGAGAAATCTCCATGCTCTTTGCATACGACTATGATTGGCGTGTTGACATTTATGAAATCTGCTTTTGACATATCAAACCTATCTCCGTACAATTCGTTTACACGACGCAAAAACTCTTCTTTTGACATAGCCTTGGAATCATGCAGCAAATCGTATGCACATTGCGGGCACCCATTACCATTTAAGTGATTTATTGCTTTTTGACGAAACACTCCGTGAGAATGGCATATAATATCAACAAATGATGAAGCACCATTAAAGTTTTCTTTTGTAATCAAAGAGTAATCATATCTATCACCGTGTATTTCTTTGGCACGTTCGATAAAGTTTTCATAAGTTATTCTAAAACTTTCTTTCATGCACTCCTTACATCCACACCCATGCAGGTGACTTTGTGCGTTCTGCAAAAAATCCCCGTGTTTTGGGCATGTAATACACACCTTTGTGCGCTTATTTACATACTCTGTCTTATCGTAATTATATTTATCACCATGAACAATCCTTGCCTGTGCAACAAATTCATCGGTTGTTCTTCTTTGATGATTTGCACGTTCTTCTGTTCTGCATTTTATACACCCATGTCCCAGCAAATGATTGGTTGGCGTTTGCCAAAAACTACCATGTTTAGGACAAATAATCTCTACTTCTACATGGCAACCTTTGTATTCAACCTTTGAATAGTCGTACTTATTACCATGCACTTTTATTGCATCGGCAATAAATTGTTCTTTTGTCTTTTTCCCTTTCATATTATACCGAAATTTGATATGCCGAAAGATTGCAAAGTGAACAGGGCTTTCGGCTTACCTTTTCGATGGGACATGACCACACATCTATTTCACTTTGCAAAGATAGTAATTTTTTTGGAACAAACAAATAAATTAACTATAATTTAGATAATTCGGGATAAAACCTATTGTCCCTCCAATAGTACGTAGCCCCACAAGCGGGACATTTGTTGTCGCAGCCCTCAACCAAGTACATTTCTCTGTTACAATTTCTACAGATACAATCGTACTTCTTGGGTACGGTGATAAAATGACTTTGGAAAGAGTCTCCAGAGTCAAGCGCGCCAGAGTCGTACATACTCTTAATGAGGCTTACTATATCACGCACACTGGCTTCGCTGAGTTCCTGCGACCTGTCATGAAGAAGGTTGTTGAGAATCTTCTGTACATCAGATGACGTAAACTTGAAGTCTTTGAGGTTGGAAGCCTTGGCCTGTATCTCAGACTGGTATTCCTGCTCAATATATTCTCTCAGGTGTCTACAGCTCTGCTGTTCGAGAAGCACGTCCGCGTCATGTATAAAGCGTGATAGGTACTCATCCTCATCCTCGCTCGGCACGTTTTTCTTAAACTCAACGCTGTCAAATACTGATGCGTATGCGACGGCTGGAGTCTCGCCAAAGGCTACTTGCAAAACAAACATGTACTCCTGAAGAGTAAAGTCTATCTGCCTAACGTGCATGGCATTCAATGTATCTTGGTATGAAAGCATGTTATTTGTCCTCTGTTGTTGTTTTGTCCTTGTAGTAAATAACCTCTCTGAAAACCCACTGGCTGCGTCCTTTTGCGTTATGCTCGTATATTTTACGAATCATCAGCTTTCTACGCAGTACATAATCCTGTAGCTTGCTTGTCTGCTCGGACTTATATTCACAGCAGACATACACCTTTTTCTCGTTATCGTAGAAGGAGAAGTCGTTGTGATACCCAGCATCCTGTTCAACGACTACGGTATCATATCTAACCTTTGTCTTGAGCTGTACAGGGACAATCTTCGTTGTCTGTGGTATGAGCACGAATGGGGTGTGTACCCTCAGTCCGCTAATCTTACCAACTCTCTGCAGGTGGCACAGGAGAATGTAGTAGTCTCGCTCCTTCCAGCTGTCGAACTCTATTCCCTTGTATTTAACCTTGTGGGCTCCGTATTTATTGGAAGTGCCGTAACCGAACCTCTTCATCAGTACACGTCTACGATTCTGCTTTCCTTTAGGCCTACGAGTTCAAGGTTATAACCCTGTCTGAGGTACTCGCTAATGAACTTCTTGGCATCGTCGAAGTTCCTTGCAAACAGTAGCATGCTGTACTTCATCTCGGTCTTTGCGCCGTCTTCTGCTACAAAGAGGTCTCGTACTTCGGTGACGAACGCGCGGTCGTCGATGGATGATGGTTTGTTTGCCACCTCTCGAATCTTCGAGCGTTTGATGTCTGTAACGTCAAAATCCTCGAAGCTGTTAGAGTTAAGAACCACAAAAGCCTTGGCCTCTGCCTCTGTAAATGTGTTGCAGTCTTCGAGGATATGCCATTCCTTGTGCTGTTTCTGACTTCCGTCGTCCTCCAGTCTAAGATAAGATACTTTTACTTCGTGTAACATAATTATTCGTCTTTAATTACTATATCGATTTTAATATTCTTCGGTTTCTGTATGATGACCTTTACTGTCTGTTGCTCGTCGTTCGGAATCTCTATGGCGGTCTCCGTAGCGTCGTTGTATATGCGTATGATACGCTTGAGCATTATCCACCTCTTCTTCCAGATGGTATCTCCGCTTATAAGCATAGACATCTTGTTTACGGCGACCTGTATAGACATGGGATGAAACCCGTATCCGCTTTTTCCAAGACGCTCGGCCATTTTGTTGTAAGGCTCGTGTGTCATCTGTCGGTATGTATACCAATACAGCCACCGCGACTGGGAAACATGCAGACTTAGCTTCTTCTTCTCAAGCAAGTCCTCCTTGTTTACATCGCACATTGAAGCGACAATGTCTGCAAGACGAGACAGGATGTCTCTTCCCTGTTCCTTGAGCATGTCGCACACGGCGCTAATATTCTCGGCCTCTGCAGACTCTATCTCTGCCTTAATCTTATCTTCGTTCATTTCTGTTTCGCTCGTTTATGCTGTTTATTATTGTCTGTTGTGACATAGGAAGCCGTTCGACGTACAGGTTAAGTCTGTGTTGTCTCTCTCTGCCGAGGATGCTGTCCCATACTCCAGATATTGCAAATTTCCAATGCAGGAAAGTAAACTGGCCCTTAAACGCAACGGTGTCTCCATCCATACATTTCTCAAGGTAGCACTCCCACTTGGGCGTACGCTCTCTCTTCTTGTATTCCATGGACTTCTCGTCGTACTCAAGCAGTGGTTTTCTCTTGAGCCAGAGGTATGTGCGTCCCTCCTTCTTGAAGTACTGGCCCTCAATAGGTGAAAGGTTGACCTTCTCCACGGAGAGATTTCCCTCGTAGCGTCCGTCAGCCTTCCTTTCCAAGTGTCCGTTTGTATAACTGTCGTCGAACATACAACTGGCTTCTTATATATCTAACAACATTGGCATGATAACTCCAGTGTACTCTGAGTCCTCTCCCTGAGTTTCTGGTGTTATCATTACTGGCTTTGTCTCTTCTGACATGAGAAGAGTTACATTGTCGTCCATGACGTTAGACAGCAGCCCAGCAAATACACTTCCCTTTACGCCGACGGAAAACTCTTCGCCCTGATAGTCGCAGCTGATTTCCTCGTTTGCGGACTTGGAGAAGTCTAAGTCCTTCGTGCTAAGCGTGAGTTTTCCTTCTGTGAAATTAAGAGACACGCACTCGCTTGTCGTGTTTCCAAGCGGAAGGACTCTCTTCAGGGCGTTCAAAATGTCCTCCTTGCTTACTGTTGCTGTTTTTGTCGGCTTGGACTGCAGCAGCCTGTCATAATCTGGATAATTCCCCTCAAGTATTCTCGCCGTCAGCTTGAAGTTGCTGCGTGAAAGAACAATCATGTGGTCGCATATTGTTAGCTTGACGTCGCCGTCTGTCTTCCCGAGGATAACGGATATTACGCGGGCTGTCTTGCTTGGAATCGTAAAGAAGCAGACATTACCATCGTCATTCGTCACAGTCCTGTTCGTATACTTGGACAATTTCTGATGGTCTAACGCTACGCTTACCATTCTGTCGGCGAAAAAGTCAAAGTGGATACCGCTCATGATTGGCCTTATTGCCGAGTTAGACATGGCAATCTCAGTAAGAACGATGGCGTTCAACAGAATGTCCGAGTCAATGAGTTTCTCCGTCTTCCCGTCATCTCCCATGGCTGGGCTTGGGAACTCGTCCGCATTGTCTGCAGGAAACACAAACTGTCCGTTCTCGTACTTTGCGCATACTGTCGGTTCACCATCCTCATACTCAAGCGAAACGACACGCCCAGAGAGATTCTTGAGGGCCTTGATGAAGTCGTGTACACCAACGGCAACAGCGAATCCTGTGTCGCCGCTGACAAGCTCTCCTTTCACTGCGAGCCATTGTTCTCCATCGCTGGCGTTAAACACAACAGAAGGCTTTCCTTCCTTGTCGACGAAACTCTTGATTACCACGTCTGACAAAATCGGCAGCGGACTTTTTGCTGCCACGACGCTGCTTGCCTGTATAATCTGTGGAAGAACGTCGCTAACATTGAATACAATTTGCTTCATAATAACACTTTCTTTGTTAATACGTTTAGTGGGGAAGGGCGGACTCGAACCACCATGGCCAGATTTTCAGTCTGGTGCATTGACCATCTTTGCTACTGCCCCAAAAGAAAACCTACTTCGTTTCACAACGTTTCGGTTGTTTATAACTATAAACAATTCAAACAATCCTTATAGAGCCTAACACATTTCACAACGTCTCAGCAGTACGTAAACAAAGTATTAACCTAAAATGAAATTCACGACCACAAAGGTAATATATAAATTTTGAATATGCAAACAAATCTTAGGAATTTAACCATTATTAATATTCCTCCAGATTACTCTGGCTCCTTTATAGGTTAAATATGAACTAACGAGCATGTTTGCCGCAGCTATCGCGTATATCTGCCATACTTCAAGTTCGATGTTAATACAGTATTTCTCTATTAAGCTAACGAACAAGAACGCGCAAGCAAGCTTATTCCATATACAGGTTTCTACGGCAACGGACAACACTACGAGAACAATCATTACAGTCCAATCGTATTCAAACAGGCTTGCTATGGCCCAAGATATTGTTTTTACTGGAACGATGCTGCCGTTGAAGTAAGCGTACCTGCATGTCGCAACGGAGTATAGACTTTCGAAGTACGACACAAAAAGAATTAGGCAGAAAACAAATGGAAGGATTTTCGCAATTCGTATAAGAAGAACCCTGAATGCTCGTATCACTTTCGCCTCATCTTAATTTTAAATGTAACGCCGTTATCTGGAACCCTTGTTGGCGCATTGGTAACTGAGTCGTTATTCTTCTTGGCAATCTTAGCCTTTGATGTTAACTTGACCTTTCCCTTGTTCTTGCGTGGCTTGCCCATATCTAAAACTGCGACTTTTCCTTTTCAATACAATCATTCAGCTGTTTCTTCATAGCATCGAGCTTGTCAAACGATTCCTTAGGTACCCTTGGAGCTCCCTCGCAGTATGACTTAAGAGAAGGGGTGTCGAAATTATATTCATCACACTTCGTGATGTACTCTATAAACTCGAAGTATGTTTCTATACTTACGTTGTTCTCAACGCAGTATATGATTTCTTTCATGCTCATGCAGATGCCATCCCCGTGCGCGTATGCTTCTCCGACGTCTTCTCCGACCCACCATCCGTCTGATGCGTCAAGGTTCCAGATGTTAAGCAGCGTGTCTACGAACTGCTGACAAGCCTTCTCGTAGTTATCTCGGAGAATCTGTATGTGGTTTTTTGTTAGATTGTTGTTCATATATTAAGAAGAAATGGAGTGTGCTTTTCTATCCATCTGGATAGGGCCTCATGTAAACCACACACACCACGCACATGAGAATTTTTGTAAGTGTTATTTCTACTTGTTTTTCTTATCCTCTACCTACTCCCTGAATTTAAAGTTCATTTCGTAGGTTGTGTCAGGCGCACCACTCCCGACATTAGGTGCATGCGTTGTTGCCAATGGTATAAAAGGCTGTGTCCGTTCCACACAAGAGAGGATTTGACTTGTGTCACTAAACACATCGATAGCGGATACATTGTCTTTGTTATCAATAATCGCTACGACTTCCTCTACGGTGCAATCGAATTTTTGGTTCTGACCACCAGTCTGAATTTGAGGAATGCCCAACAACGCGAACAATAAAATAATCATATACTGAGATTTTTATTTCTTCTTTTTGCCTCCACGGGCGCGACGGTCTCCTGCCGTATCAGACTTGGAACCTCTGTTGACTGACTTGGACTTGTATACAAGTCCATGCGAAGTGTGGGACAAATCCTTCCCTTCTCTGGACTTCTTTCCATACTTTTTGTCGTGCTCTCGGTTCTTCTTCTTGAGCTCGACACGTTTCTTGACTTGTTCTGGCTTCTTGTTGAACTCAGAGTCGTACTCCGCCTTCTTCTTTCTCGCCTCGGGGTGCGTACGATAGTACTTTGCTGACCTACTAACCATAATTATTCTGATTTAGACCACAATAAAAGATAGCCGTTGTACAGCCCTCGTTTGAAGGACTTGTACTTAACCTTCCCTTGTTTGATGAGGGAGTATACGTAAGTAGTACTCTTGTGAATCCTGCTTGCGTACTCCGACGGTGAAATCCATTCCTGTTTCATAGGCGTTATCTGAAATCACCGTTACCATCAATAACTCCGCGTTTCTGACGGTCTGCGAGCTTTTCAAGGTTTTCTTGGCAGATTTCCTCCAGAGACCATCCCATTGTGTGACACATGCCAGCCAGACCCCACATAACGTCTCCGAGCTCGGCTTTCATGGCTTTGTAGTCCTCTGCCGTCAGCCCCTCGTCGCCGTCTTCGCCGAGAAAGTTGCCGTTGATGATGGCTTTCTTCTTGCGGATATGTTTGGCAACCTTTCCGAAGAACTCTCCCATTTCGCTCATAATCTCGAACGACATGTACGAGAAGTTGTCGCAGCTATCCATACAGGTAGTCATGGCCCGCTCTTGGTATTCCTTAATTGTCATGGCTCGCCTCCTCTTCAATGTTTTTGTCTTACATCTCTGCCTGCATAGCCTCGACAATCTGCTGTGCGCGCTCCTCGTCAGAGAGAGCCTTGAACACAACCATCTCGGTCATTGTGTCCGTATACTCCTTCTCGCGTGCGAGTACGGCCTCTACGAACTGCTTGTTGGTCATGTCCTCTTTCTTCTCGTCGAGGATGACGTGAAGACGTGCGATATTGTGCATGTAAGTCTCGTATAAAAGGAAAGCGTCCGTCTCGTTCTCGCCGAGCCCATACAGGGGAGCGAAGATATTGTTGAGCCACTTGTCGACAATCCAAGCGATATTATACTCGGTGTCGTCCTGCTTCTCCTTGAGCACGTCCATCATCTTCTTGTATGAGCGCGTCGGATTGCCCTTGGCATCCTTGACCACACAGTCGTTTTCAAGGGCCATCTCAATCATGCGCTTGATATAGAGGTACGGTCTGGATATACCAGAGGCCACTATACGATGGAATACGTGTGTATGAAACATTGTTCCAACGGTGGCAAAGTCATTGTTAACGTAAAGGCGGAGCCACTTGTCCCCGAAGAACACCTCCGACCCGTCACTCGTTCTCTCAACAACGATTAATGCGTTTCTGAGTCTGCGCTCAAGCTGAGCAGCCGTTGGTTTCTTCTCCTGTCTGATTGGTTTTGCTGTCATAATGATTATTGTGTTTCTTCTATATACTTGTCTATTTCTTTGATTCTTGCCTCCATCTGCCGTATGGCGTTTTCGATGGTAGCAGTAGGATAGCTTTCAAGAACGTCCTTCAAAACGACGACTTGTACGTAAAGCCTGTTCCTTGTAACTGCTATATTCTTCTTATCCATTAGGCGTCTGGATTCTGCTGTGACTTCCAGATGGCCAGCAGCCGCAGCTTGATAGTCTCCTCGTTGGTAGGGAGCTTACCCTTAATCTTGTTTGTTTTGTTGTAGCTCTTGAGCCAAGCCACAGCCTCTTCAAGGTTTGTTATCTCTGGGAAGCACCACTCGTTTTCAGGAACGTCCTTTGCGCCAGCGTCTGCTCCGTCAGCCTCGATTTCTGCTGCTTCGTCAACAAGGGTTTGCGCGGCCTTGCGTGATTCCTCGTCGAGGTCGGCGTTTTCAATCTCCTCGGTATCCATGTATTCAGGAACGACGAAAATTTCTTCGATTTTCGAGAACGGCTCAAGCGAAAATGTCTTCTTGACCCTCGGTGCCTTATCTGTCGCTGCATCGTATGTCGCTACAGCGTACGCCCGATAACCACCTCTCATCTCAAGAACAGCTACGCCATTCTTAAAAGACTTCTTTGGGTCTTCGTGCTTTTTTAACGGTATCGACGGAATATTCAGATACCGCAAAACTTCCTTTTCAAATTCTATTGTCATAATATATGGTTTTAATGATTTCTATAAAAAGCAACTACTTATTTTCCCAAACTTTCGTTGCAAAACCTAATAACATAAAAAAATAAGAACACTACTCTCGGTGCAAAGTTACGAATTACTTTGTATATGCCAAAATAATTATATGTTTTTAACATAAAAATTATTTGATTCCAAGGCTGCTCTTAACGGCGGCAATTTTCGTCAGCCCTTCTTTCGTGGGCTTTCCATCCTTGCCGAAAGGAACGAGAATCTGCAGGTTGTGATGTATCTGCACAAACTTCCACCCGCTTTTGATTCGCTCTCGCTCCAGTTTCTTTACTTTTTCGAGGATGGTCTTTTCCTTGGACTTGTCGTCCACCCTCTTTTCCATTATCCAATTTGTCGACGTTGCCATAATAACTAATTACAAACCTTTACCGTTTTTCCTACTTGTTTGTTAGAAATGAAAGACTTAAACGGTGTGACTACCGTTTCCTTCTTCTCTACGTCAACAACCTGTGACGCCGTATAGACATTCTCTGTGTCTTCATCGCTGAGTCTCTTTGCGACCATAATTGCGCTTGCTTTATCCATGTTTGTCTCAACAGTATATTGCTTGTGCTCTTTCTGGTCGTATTTATTAACACACCAGCTCTCCCCAACGACAGAGGATTCCCTCTCGATTTCGCATTTGAACAGCCGAAGGGTTCTATCCTCGTCGCCAAAGTCTATTCTTATTACTGTATCAGTATCGTCCTCTATACGCTGCTGCCCTCCGAGTTGCCAAGCCTCTGGTAGCTGTGCCCATCGCATGATGTTATGGTACAGCGTCTCAGACTCTTCGTTCATCTCGTTTGTCCCGTAGCTTTCTGCGTAGAAATCAGACCAAAACTTAATGAATTGCTGATATGCCTTGTCGAGGTCGTTACATGCCTTTGCGATGTCATACCTGCGGCCACCAAAACTATCGAGAAGGGCTACAGCGTTGCCGAAGACCCTATATGCCGCCATGATGGATGCGTGATACGTCGTCAGAAGTTTGGATATTCGGTCGTACACGCCGAGCTCGCGAGCCTTCTCAAGACTAAGGCCCCTGATGCCAGCGGCCTTAATCCTTTTATGCACATCTTCTGACACGTCTACGTTAAACGGCAGCTCTATCGTTTCATATTTGTCCATTTACTTCGATATAAGTTAACCTCAGTGCGCCTATGTTTTCAAACATAATGCTAAGCGTTTAAATTCTTGAACAGTCCGCCATTCTTCACGAATGCCTTGATGGGCACCTTGCAATACGTTACACCTCCGTAAGAGACGTCCACAATCGGACAGTCAACGAACAGGTTCCTATACTTTACGTCAACAAGGACGACATACTTTGGCATGCGTAGCTCCCTTTCGAGCCCGCTATGCGAATGTAGTTGTACAACACCTACAGACATCATTTACCTCCTCTCTTTTTGCCGTTGTTATCCTCTTCTGCGTCATCGAAGTCTGCGAACTTTTCGGCAACCTCCTGAGCCTTCTGTGCGTCTGCAATCTGTTGCTGCATGTCTCCTTCGTTGTCTATATACTCGTACTTGTCCTTCTCGAATTGGATGCTCTGGTCAGCTTTGATAGCGTCCTGCATCTCTACGGAAAGAGGGGCGTTGCGAGACAGGTTGAGTTTAATAACCGTCTTCTTGGCCATATCATCGAAATCGGTAGTCCACTTACTCTCCTGTCTTACGTTATCGTATTTCGAGTGGTATGTCTGGGAATAACGGAGAGCATGCGCCTCCATCTCCTCGATAGACATGTAAAACGTGGACTCGGCACCGTTAAGAAGGCGGAAATAGCTTGCATAGCCTATGGTCTTTGCGTTGGCGCGTTCTGTGTCGTTGTCGATGAACTTGAATACGCACTCACCTGTAAGACGGTTCCTGCTTATCAGCTCGCCCTCCTTGATTTCTGTCGCATTAGGGATGATTGCAAACTGTCCGCTTCTGAGTGCGAGCTGCTTAACCCCTTTATAACCCAACTGGAACTGGGCCACAACGGTTCCCTGCTTATTGTTCTTGTACGGGATACAGAACGCCATACCGAGAGACTTGTCGAGCGGTAGGTTAAGTGCTGTTGCTTTAAGCGCTGCGAACACAATTGTTGCAGGGACACATTCCTGAAGCTTTACGTCTCCAGCGACAAGGGCTGTAACATTGTTTACGAAGGAACCCTTACGCTCCTTGAGAATGTCCTCAAGATACTTCTGCCACACAGGGCTTGTGATGGTCTGGTTAAACAGCTGCAGACCTGTCATTTTCTTTTCTTCTGCCATAGTCTGTTACTTTTGTTTCTTTAGTTTCTTACTCTTCAAATGGTTGTGACGCGCTTTTGTACTACCAATGTAATACATTCCGAACCCATCTGGGTTTCCGTGCATAACTTTTGTTGTTACTCCAATGTACTTTCCCATAATTTTAAATTTTTAAAATGTTATTTTTATTTCTTGTTTACACCTATTTTCACGTATGCCCCCTTAGACACGCGCTTCTCGTAGTCCTTGCGTAGTTTCTTCGCTTTACGAGGATGCTTGTCTCCGAGGTCTGCGAGGAACTTCTTGTGGTCAAACTGTACAGACTCAGATGCCTCTACGAGGGTAATACTCCACTCTTCGCTCTTGATGCTGCGGATGCCCTTCTGCTGCATAAAGTCAACCATCTTGGCCTTAAACTCGTCGATAGTCTTCTCTCGCTCCTTAATCTCTGCCAGCACCTGCGATATTGTGTCGAACTCTTTCTTGACTTTTTCTGGAAGATACTGTGCCTGTATATCTCCCTCGTCATCTGCATAACAGTCAAACGTCTGGAGAAATTCACTTGCAATCTTCATGGCGTTTGAGATGTCGAAGAGGTTTTCCTTCATACGGAGCTTGTGTACGGTCAGACGCGCAGGGTCGAACGTAAACTCTTCCTCCATGTTAACGCCAGACGTATCGTAATGAACGAGGAACATGTTGACCTTCCAGTCTTCACCCTTTGCTTTGACGATTTCCTTTGCAATCGTCCACTCGACGAACAGCTGGTTCTTGTAAGTGTCACGTGTCTGGTCTATCGAAAAGCGTGTGGCTTTAACCTCGTAGACGTTAAGAACCTTCTTCTCCTCGTCGAAGTACGCAATATCTGCATGGCAGATTAGCTTCAGTTCCTTGGTTGAATACTTGCCAGACACCCACAGAGGGTTGCTTTGTGCGCTCGGTTTAGTTGCCGCTAAATTGTCGTAGACAGCGTTCTCGATGAAGTCACCGAACTGCATCACACGTGTGGTTATGTTGTCATTCTCTATCAGTCCCTTCGCAACAGCGAGCCTCTTGTACGCACTACGTGGCACTTTTTCAAGAGATGCAATCTGCGAAAGGATATTGGCGTCAGAGCCACCAAAACAGCCCTTTCTTGTGGAGTTTATATCCTCCTTGTATTCATACTGTTGTTCCATATAGATTTAATTGTTACTGTTTGATAATATTTCAAAACTCTTGATTTGTACGAACAACTGAAGTACCGCCATACCCCTGTAATCCGTTTTCGAGGTCTGGAGCCTTCCTTCTACCTCGATGTGCATTCCCCTCTTGAGTCCTGCCTCCTTGAGTTCATCGACAAGTTTTCTCTTCCTCTGGTTAAAAACCATGATTCTGATGAAGTTTCTCGATTCAGAGACGATGTCGCTTTCGTATTCTTTTGAGTCGCTGGTTATAATCTGGAAACTGCAGTACTCCCTACCAGTTACAGCAGTACCCCAGATTACCTTGTCGCCAACATATCCTCTCAATTTTACGTGATTTTCAAACTTCATGCTGCAAAGTTACAACTTTCGCTTGGAATATGCAAACCTATTAACGTTTTTAACAGTTCACGTACACTTGCATTATTCTAACGAGGATACGTCTCTCAGCAGCAGGCCGTTTGGCTGTCTTGCAATATATGCTCTCATCGTCAGTCCTCCTTATCATCAAACATCTTTAGTAGTTCCGTTAGCACATCCGACTTGCCAAGATAGAGCATAAAACTGGGGTCGAGCGATTTATCCTTCTTCTTTGGCTTGTATTTGTCAGCGGCCTTGCAATAATGGTCACGCAGCTCCTCTATCTCTTGCCGTGTGAGCGTGATTTTATCGCCATCTATTGTACAATCATGCCATACCATAGTCAGTCCTCCTTCATTTTCTTAAAGCATTTCAATACTTCTTGACAGTACTCTTCTTCCGACATAGTTTTTAAGCGTTCCTCCATAGAATCGTCGTTAGCAATAACATCTGTGGCATCTAATATGTCAGCAATGTCCTTCCAAGTCAGTTCCAAGTCTTTCTCTGCTTGGTGTTCATCTGCCCATTCTGCACCCTTTATGAAAGCCTGACCAAGTAATATGCAAAGATTTCTTCTAAATTCACCAGTAGGCTTTATGTCATCTAAATTATTAGCATAGTCTAATGCTGCCTGCATTATTTCTTTACTTCTTTCTTCTGCCTTACTCATTTCCTATCGTTTTTATTTTGTTGTTAAACACCTCTACGAAATGTAGGATATGCGTGTCTGTGCTGTCATTTACACAATCCATCATAAACTCTCTAAAAAGTTTAGAAAGTTCCTCCTTAATATCTTTTTCTGCTTGGTGGTAGCCTTTCTCAAATGCGTTTCTTCTTTCTTGTTGAAGGTTTGTTTTGTCATACCCCATTCTTTCACCAAATAGGATTGGAAACGTCTCTAATGCCTTTTTTGCGGCTTTATCTTCTGCCTTGCTCATAGTTCTATTTGTATTGTTTTAACACATCACTACATATCTCCAAGACTTTTACGACCTTATCAAGGTCAAACCAATCATCAGTCCTTACACCGCTTTCCATATCAATCCAGAAATCATCCACGTCATCACTTTCAAGTAGGTATGAGAGCTTGCCTGCCACGTTATCTGCATTGATGCCTCCAGCATATCCAATCTTATGTGGCAGATTCAATATCTCAATAGGCGTGTCGATGCCTTGTCCTCCACTGGCATCAAGAAGGCATGTAATGTGGCGACTTACTTTGCTGTTGAGGAATAATGGCACCTCACGAGCCGACTTCTGTTGTAAAATGACTTCGTCAAAATAATTGCAGATTTCGCCCGAATAGTCAAAACTCATGGGGTTGTTTTGTGATGTAGCTACGTTGAGTTGACAGCGGTTAAAAATGTAGCTATAACCACGCGCCCATTCTCTGAATGGTTCTATATCTCCTCTTACAGCCGCACGAGCTATGCTACCACAAAGATGTGCGGACAGATTGAGTCCGCGATTTTCTAAAGAGTCCAGATAACTTGGGTTGAAATAACGATTGCCGTTGTCCTTCCAGTTCTTAGCAACCAATACACCCCATTCCACCATCGGGTACTTCTGTTGAATTTCCCATAATGCACCGAGGTCAGTTTTACCATCGATGCCTGTAAATGTAATGTGTTGTAGTTTCATAATTTATTTCTCCTTAGTTACAATTACTTTAACCTTAGAACCCACAAGATAGTTATCTGCTGGTAATCTGAAAGAAAACAACGCAGCACCTTGGAATCCAAAACAATGAGCATCAATAGCCTTTGCCATCATCTGCTCCTCTCGTAACTTCATTCCATATTTTATAGCATCGTCAAAGGTTGGCTGTCGGTGTTCTTTTTCAATGATGCTCGTTACAAAGTCACGCTCTATCTCTGCTTCTTCCTGTGTCTGCTTGTCGCAAGCAGCAAGGCGGTTCTTTTCAAACTGCTCTTTCTGCCACTGAGCACCCAGTTTGCAAGCAGTTTTTACGTCCTTCCACTCTGGAGCTTCCTTTGCCCAGTCGTTAGATAAATCATAGGCACACTGGTAAGCGAACTCGTCAAGTGTATCTCTATGGCGTATGTGTGGCAAGATTGCATCCTTCTCTTTCTGCCACTCAGCACCTGCCTTAAAAGCTGCTTCTATCGCAAAATACACATCATTACCATATTCTTCATTATCTGCATAGTTTCTACTTGCCTCTTCCAAGTCCTCGCTTACAGGTTCTTCTTGCAAGGAGTCAAGAAAAATGGATAGGGTGTTGATGATTTCCATTCTGCCTTGTTCAACGCCATTTTCGTGTTCCGACAAGCCAATAGATGTTTCTTCTTTCAGTCTTGCAAGCTCTTCTCGCATTTTCTGTACTTTGTCTGTCATACTATTCTCCTTTTAAATAATTTGGCCACTCACTATTACCTGCTGAAGATGTGGTGGCGGTAACCTCAATATAGTGCTTATCTGGACACACACAAGCTTCACAGTTTGCAGGGAAATACCCAAGCAAACACCCTTTTGTGAGCCCGCCATAATTAATAAAATGTGGACATTGTAATACTTTACTCATTGTTATTCTCCTTTCTGGGCTTTAAGTGATTTCTATCCATTTTACAATATCATCAACATTATCATAATTATCATTAACTCCATTTATATGTACGTTAATATGACCTTCATAATCTTCATCAAGACTTCCGTTAAACCTTTGGATTGTTCCATCTTTCATTATACATGCAAATGTGTAAAGACCCCAACCCTTAACTGCATCATATATATCTTCTTTTTCTTGCAAATGCCAAGTATCCACCTCTTTCACTTCAAGGGTGTTAAGGAAAGAAAGGATATTACTACATTCTTCTTTCTTGCCAATTATGTCATACACAAGATTATGTTGAAACGGGCTATACTTCCCAATTTCTTCCTTGTGTTTTTTTAATCTTCTTTCTATCTCCGCTAATAAAGCGTCTTTGTTAATGTAGTGTACCATACCTCACTCTCCTTCCATATATTTTCTAAAATTCTCAATAAAACTTTTTGTTGCAAACAGTGGACACAAAGGTACATTACACGTTTTATCTTTCTTCATGTAATACTCAATATGTTCGCTAATATATTCACACGCCTTCTCAATAAAGGCATCAGTACGGACGTACTCAATAGAACCCTTTTCCTTATATCTGACCGTATTAGCCGCCAATATAGTGGGTATATAAATCATTTCTGGTGCTTCGTTTGCTTTCATTACTCTATGCTTTATTATATACTTTTTGCAAAAACAACTTAACGCATTCTTTGTTGAGGTTTTGACAATTTTTCTCACAGTAGTCGCCAACATATTCCTCACACATCTGCTCACAGATATAGTCATTATCCTCTTGTGTTTCAACAATGAAATCAAGAGCTTTGTCTAACAATTCGTTTGCTTTCATAACTTTATTCTGTTGTAGTCAAAACATTGAATATAATTCGGAAGAGTTTTCCCTAAGAACTTAAAGTATCTTATTTTGTTAGCTTTATCAACATTAGTCATAGCTATATCTTCTTTTCTCTTTTGCCGAAGTTTCCAAAATCTTTTCTTCCTACTATTCATAACTTTGTGTTTTAACCATCAATTAAATCAAGAAATTCACAACAGGAGGCTTCGCAACTAAAGGTGTCTGAATTTAAATCATTTCTTTGCCTATAAATAGATAGCTCTTCCAACACCTCATGTGCAAGGTCTGCTGCTTGCTTAATAACATTGTTAATATCAAGTCCATCCAAAGTAACAATAGCAGTTGCAGTAGTTGTAACTTTGAGTTGTTTCATAACTGTTTCTCCCTTAGTTTCTTTAAGTCATTATACAAAGCAATCAATTCTTGTGCTTGTCCTACATAAGATAAACCTCCAGTAACATTTATGGCATTAAGTGCTTTCATCTGATTGTCAGTAGGTTTCCATTGTGACTGGGGTCTGAGGGATTTGAGCCATTCTTGTAATTTCTTATAATATTTTGGATGGGCATTTCTATCTCCATCAAATGCTCTTTCTGTCTCCCTGATAATTAATATCTCAAGTGCTCCGATAATATTACATATATAATTTTCATCCTCTTCACTCCAAGCAGGGTTCTGCTCAATCTTTTTCAACTGCTTGTGTTCCGCATCCCACTTATACCCAGCTTCACGCATCTTTTGGAATAACTGAGTGAGCAAATTGTTTATGTCTTTTATAATTCTTTCTTCCATATAAATCCTCCTGCTGATTTTTTCTTTCCAGTGAAACATTGACAAATACTTGAATGATGCACACCTGTATCTTCTGATGCTTCAGCTACACTATTGTATGAACATATCAAAGTGCCGTCTTGTGAATATTTGTTTATCATTGGCAAATTTAATATTCGCTTATCACTACTTTTATATTTCCATTGATACCCACCAACTATAGAATACTTTTTACTACCATTACAGCACCTTGTAATACTGCTTGTTGGAAATCCCAAGAACCTTGACACTTCTGCAACAGACGGAAACTCTTTTATAAAATTTCCTTTTCTATCATACTGCTCTACAACCTTACTTCTTAGACCATTTGTTAGCTTGTAAGAAATGCGTTGCCCATTTGTACCATAGTTACTATTATACTTCTGGTCGCACCACTCTAAATTATCTATACAATTATTTGACGGATTCTCATCTTTATGATTAACTTGTGGTAGATTGTAAGGATTAGGAATAAACGCCTCCGCTACAAGCCTATGAACAAGTTTCGTATATACTTTACCTTTGTATGATAATGATACATGATAATAACCGCCAACCCTTAATTGCGGTTTTAATATATGAGCCTTCCTAAATGAGTTTACTCCATTGAAAATATTGAAGTTAAAAGCCTTACGCTTTATTCTGCCAAGATTACTTACTTGAAAAGCATCTTCAAACCCAATGACATCTTTCCATATTTCATTCGAAAAATCTGCTATATCCATCCACTTGCCTATATCTGTTTGTGGTAAAAACACTTCTTTCATATTTTTTCCAATTTAAGTTTTTCTTTATCCCATCTGTAACCAGCATTAGTCATAGCGCTTTCAAGAGTGTCACGCTGTTCTTTGGTTGCTGGAGTAACAAGCTCTAAATCTGTGATGCAATCTGGACCGCATACACCGAAACCATCATCATTATCTTCATAACTACAATAGGCAACTGCTGCGTCTTTGTGACACACATTGTCATTAGTTATTTCTTGGAATATAAATGTAAGGTTTTCAATTCTAAGCACATCACCATCCTTTGCATCTTGGATAGTCCAAAGTTTTGCATCATTTTCCAACGAATAATGTGTACAAGAATACTCTTTACCTTCATTTGTCTTATAGGTATAAGTATTACCTAATACTTTCACTATTTGAAATATCGTGCCATCTTCATTATCTATGCACCAATCGCCAATCTTAAACTTTGGTTCAACCTTATCAGCAGGCTTCTGCTTGCCTTGCTTTTCAAGCCAAATTTCGTCTCTTTCTTCGGTTGCTAAACTATTATATCCATGTGTATGATATAATCTTTCAGCATTACTATCCTTTTTTGTTTTTAACCTAATAGTATGGCAATTCAGACTTTTAGCTACTTCATCTGTAACTTCAAGTATTTTAGTCCCAATTCCTTTATTACGATATTCATCATTCACATATAGTCCTGCTAAATATAGTATATTAGGCTCATCTTTATATGAATAAAAACTAAACCTATACAATATATCTGCATCTTCATTATTATTTTGCTCACCTTGCTTTTCAAGCCAAGCAATCCAAATTTTATACTTCTCTCTCACCTCATCAAAAGAACTACCTTCTATTCCCTTAGCGAAGTGCGATATTATGTCTTTTCTTATCCTATCATCCTCGTTCTCTTTGAGTTCGGGGAACATTTCTTCAAGGTCGTTTCTGTTTATAACTGTTGAGCCGTTGTCATAAACCTTTTCAGCTATTTTCTTAACAGCTTCTTCGTTTACTTTATATGTATTTACATTGTTCATAATCACAACAAATTTAATTCGTTTAACTTTAATATAAGTTTGTAGCAAGCATCAACAAAATGCTCATGTCTATCAGTTTCTATACTTTCATATATCCCGTAAGGGTCTGTATATGCAAGTTGGTACACATCATCCTCTTTGTCAATTTGCAAGTACGATGAATTACCATCGTCATCACACAACTCATAAGGAAGTTCTTCCAACAACGCTGCAAGACTCCAACAAGCGCAAAGTTCTTCTGGGTCTCCCTTAACAGGTATTGTTCTTGCAAAAGGTTTGCCTAAACCATTACTAACCCAAGACATATCCGCACTTTCAAGCGGCAGTATCTCTGCTAACTTACGACTTTGTTCAATGGTTGTGTATGCTCTAATTGTTGCCATAGTTATTCTCCTTTGGTAGCTTGTCTAAAAGTTCGTCAACACTGATAGCGTGTCCTTTGTAGTATAAGACACCCTCTTGTATATAAGGCGTAGGACAGGAGACCATCGTTTTCTTAAATGTAGGAACGTCTTTAAGAGCATCAGAGTGCCCCTTGTCGTAGCCCCTGTTGTAGATTACCTCGTCTTTGTGTTTGAATGCTGTGTCCAGCTCTTCTGCAAACTGCTTGTACATATCCGTAAGCGCCATTCTATAGGCATCCTCTTCTATGGTAGTAACGCAGCCTCCGTTTTCTTTAAAACGATTTTTCCATAGCGTGACCATATTATTTATAAGACCCTCGTCCACCTTTGTAGCGTTGTACTTCGGTTGGAGTTCTTTGCGAGCGAGTTCAAGGAGTACAGCTGCCTCTTCCTTGGCGGCGTCATACATTTCCTCGTTAGACATTGTCTCTGGGTAGTAGTCTTTTATGCAGCAAAGAACAACTTCTTCAAACTCAGTCAGCTTTGGCTCTGGAGTGACGATAATAAGGTCGTCGTCATTGTGCATGTAGCAGTGGCCTTCCACTGTGTATCTCTTCGGGATGCCATAGTCCTCTATAAGAGCGATAATAGGATACTTCGTGTTTGTTGCGGCATCCCAGCAGATGATTCTTGCTGAGCGTCCACTGTTCTTCTCTTGAACCTTATACTCTCCGCTCTCTATCTGCTGTCTCATGCTGATGTCAAATTGCTTTCTCATCTTCTATAATCTCTATGGTTATTTTTATTTTCTTTCTTCTGAGGTTGCTCAAGTCCATCTTTTGAGGAAGATTCCTATTCCATGGGAACACAACCTCTGACGGTGCTGAATACGGGTCTTGTCCGTGCCACTCTGCTCTTAATGTAAGTCCTACGGATGAGTCGAACTCCATGCCGCAAAGTCGTCCTGTTGTTTCTGATACTACCATAATTATTCTACGTTACTTCTATATCTTGTAAGCCAAATAGTTGAAGATACTGATGGTTGCCCAGAACGTAGCGTGATGTATGTCTCCGAAAAAGAAACACCCGAAACCTGCTATCATACTGAGAAAACACGCGATGGCATTTAACGCCCGTCTGTGGAACCTTGGTAAAAGAAATCTGATTTTCATAATTGTAGATGGTTTTAATTTTGTGCAAAGATAACTATTTAGTTTGAATATTCAAAGTGTTTTAATAAAGTTTAAGTTAAAGATTGTATAAGCTTGTTAAGCTCCTCTCTTCTTGCAAACGTAAGATACGCCCTTTGTCTGAAGATATTGACAAGTCTCTCCTTGTCGCTGATAATATTAACGTGGTCGTGGTAGAATTTCCTCACAAACCTCTTCGTGTCCTCAATAGTGCTCTTAAGCTCCACCTTACGGCCATCGTTGGTATCGAATATAATACGCCATACGATGTCGTCGGAAGTTATTATTGTCGCGCTCTTTACTCCGTACTTCTCGTGGAACTCGATTAATGAGTCAGGTAGCCTACTTGTTTCCATAGTCATTACAATTATTATTGGATAGGAGTGAAAGGCACCTTACCTTGCGGCGTCTTATGTGTTCCACATCTGTGTTGAAGCCGAGTTTCATATTATCAAGCATATCCTCTATTTCGTGCAGCGATTTTATTCCCATGTTGCGCATCTTCAGAAGGCTCAATCTGTCTAACTGCACCAAGTCTTCGAGCGTGCGCACTCCTGCAGCATTTATACTGTTAAGAGAGCGTACAGACAGGTCGATGTCTGCGATTGGAGTCTTCAACAGGTTAAGTATCCTGTCGCATTCATCGGCCTCTCGCTGAAGTATGGCTTTCTCGTCGGCACCTCCTTGAAGCTCTGGGTGAAGTTCTCTTGTCAGTCTGGCAACCTCGGACTTCAAGCTCTCGTTATCCCTCTTGACGCTATCAAGCTCGCTGACTGTATCCTCGAACTTGTTCATGCGAATCAGCAGGCCAACGACCTCTGACGCTTTCTTGCAGCCCCTGCCGAATATCTGAAAAATGCGAGAGCTGGTAAGGAAGTATTTATCTGCGATGTCACGTATGTCGGTGCCGTCTATCACGTCGAGCATAATCTGCATCTCCCTGTAGTTTATTACATTGAGGTTGTGCAGCATAGCAGGTATCGTCTTGTAGAAGTTCTTCTGGCTGACACTTGCCCCGATTTTTCTGACAATAAATAACTCCCTGTTGACATCGTGCAGAATCTTCTGCTCTTCTTCAAGGAGAGAGGATATTTCCTTGCGAACACTCTCCAGTTTGGTCTTGGCTTGCTCTACATCCGCAGCAGTATCAGAAATTGCGTTGATGGTATCCAAGTCTACCCAGTGTGCGTTCTCCGTACTTCCTGCCTTATGAATCTTGATGATTCCAGACCTACCCCAGTTCTCAAGCGTCTGTCTGGTGATGCCGAGCATTTCTGCTGCCTCTTTTACTCTGATTTTCTTCATAGTTATTTCTCCTTTAATCTCGTTTGTATATCATTGCATTATAAGCTCCTGCAAATGCTCCTCCAATACCTACAAAGATAAAATTATTTGTATGTATTCCAAATGCTATAAACAAAATAGCAGTACACAATAAAATAGTTGTTAAAGACATTTTCATAGTTATTTCTTTAGTTGTTTGATAATATAATTAAGCCGCCATGTAGGAATAGTCATTGACTTATTTTCAATAGCACTATTAACTATTCGCTCAATCTCATCAAGCACATAGTGGAATACGCTGTAGTCATGGTCTTTCTTCATATATGTTTCACTTTTTCCATAGTTTAAAATGGTCTATCTTGTCATTACACGGAGAGCCTATCTCGTCTGGGCAGTATTTATCCAACGAACAACTTTCGCACCCTTTTCCTCTTTTACATGGAACATGTCTAACTCCGTCGATTTCAATTACAATATCTTTCATACTCTTACTTATTTATGTTTATCAATATCTTCGTGTGTGGTATTTATGCGTCCCTTGTCAAGCAGGTAGTGCATGATGTCCTTGAGGTTTTTATCACGGTCTTTCTTTGTTCCAGACCACATTGTAACAACCTTGCTTTGCAATTCAAAATACGCCTCCGATTGTCCTTTGCGTAACATATCAAGGTATTGTACATACGCCTGCGTGATGTCTTCGTAGGAAATCTTCTGGTCTTTCATCAGTTCAAGGATGATAACCTGTAGGTATTCCTTCGGCATGGTCTTTAATAGTCTAAGTATTTCTTCCATATTATTGTTGTTTGTTTAATTATTTTACATCGACTCAAACCTCTCCTTCTATCAGACACTCGTTTGACTCACAATGTTTGCGCATGTGCTCAAAAAACTCGTAAATTTCAGCACTCTCAACATCTATACACCACTTCTTCCATTTCAAGCATTCTGAAGCTGGCTCTGCCGAACCACAATTTTGCAAATGACCAAGACGTAAATCGGAAAAATACCAAGACATTCCTCCGCAATCCCTAAAAGCGCGTTCATGTGTATGCCAATGAGCGTCCAACGGAATGTCGAACCCAAAACCTTTGTTGAGCCTTTTAATGACTCTTTCTTTTATTGTTGCCATAGCCTTGTTGTTTATTCGTCCATTAAATCTTTTTTGTCGATAGATGCAAATCCAAAGAATCGGAATTTGTCGCAGTTGTACTTCAGGTTAAACACCAAACCTTCCGACTTGGTTACATAGCAATAACCTTTCAAACGTATATTTGGTACTTTTGCAAGATATATTCCAAAACACAAGCACCTTTTCCCGAAGCCGATTACACAACCATTAACCCAGTTGTATGTAAATCCGTATAGTTTTGTCATACTTTATTGCTTATTTAATATGTCTTCAAGTCTTATTGTATTATCTGAATCTGGAATTTCATCTTCGCCAATAAGCCTAAATTCTATCTCTCCTCCAGCGGATATTTCTGCGTCTACATTCTTTCCGAAAAAAACGCTTGCAACTCTACTAAGTTCACTCTGTGAGTGCCAAAGGCGAATAATATTGTCTTCAACACGCTTGTATGCCTTTATAAGTTTCTGCTTATCCATACCCTTGTTGTTTGTTTAATTATAAATTTATTGTTAGAAAAGTGACAGTTGTGATGTCTCTTGTTTGAATCTTTGTTGTGCCTTATCAAAGAAGTTTTTATCAATCTCGCAGCCGACGTAATCATATCCTAACCTATAAGCGGCAATTCTTGAACTGAAAGAACCTGCCATCGGGTCAAAGATAATGTCACCATCTTTTGCGTAATTCTTAATCAACCACTCATATAGCTCTGTAGGCTTTTGTGTCTGGTGAATGCGCTTGCCATCTTTTGTTTCAGACATAAATCCAAGTTGTCTAAGGTGGAATTGTTTTACAACCTTTGTCATGTTAGTCCACGCAAGTTCGCAGTCGGCAAATGGAGATTTGTTTTCTATGCCGTTGCATTTGTCCCATACAAGCCAGCATTTCGATTGAGGCAACAGATGTGTAAAGTATTGCCCCCCCCATATAATTACTCGGTCAGACACCCTTAAAAGCTCGTCAAAGAACTCTTTGTCAGGAATCTTACTATCCCACTTTAAGTCTTGTGGTGTTGGCAGGTTCTTAGTGGTTACTCCGTAGCCATTCTTACCTCGTCCCCACTTTACTGAGAATGGAGGGTCTGCTATGGTAAGACCAAAATACTTGTCTGGCAGAGTTTTCATGTACTCCATACAGCCGATGTTGTAAACTTCACTTCTCATTGTTGTCATTTTTTTTGTTTTCTATTCCAAGTGCGAAAAAAGCACCGTCAACAAAAGCCCTACGTCTTGGGCTATTAGCATCGTATTGAGCACCTTGTGAGTTCTGTTTGTGATTTACAGGAAATCTTTTCAATGATTCTTTTTTAATTTCTTCTTTTGTCATATTGTGTATTATTTAATTATTCTCTTGTTTCTTTTGCCACCTCTTTTGAAGTATCATCATACGCTTAACAATACAATTCTGCATCTTTTCAAGCACAAACTTTTTTGTCTCGCTCTTACGGATAAAGAATGGATTGTACATAGTATAGAAAGGACGCTTACCATTTTTTGTTCTCTTTGTGTAGATACTTTCCTCGTATTCTTTGTCGTCATCTGACAAGAAAACGGCAATCATTAGGTTCTTTATACACAATGCCATATCAAGGTTATAATTCTTTGAATGGTAGTTTTCGACAAAATCTACGTTATTTTCACGTAAGAAGTCTTTAATAGCCTTTAATTTTTCTTCGTTTGAAATCTTTGCCATAATATATAGTATTAAGTTGTCAATCTCTCATCAATATATTACTTGTTATTTTTAGGTACAAACATAATATTTTTACCTGTGTAATCATAGATGTTTGGGTTGTGTTTGTAAACCTTACCATCTTTCCTAAACAAGAAGCAAGCATCGTTGTAATACTTTCTGTATTCGTCAATGTTGAATGTTTCAGCGTTGTCAAAAACAAGTGTATTGCTAAACTTGCGTTCCAGTTCCCCATAGAATAGCATCTTGTTCTTGATGCCACGAACTTTTGATACACTACACTTTACTATTTCAGCCAACCGCTTATTCGAGATATAGAAGTTTAAACCCCATACGGATAACCTACTAACAAACCGTTTACCTTTGCGGTATTCGCTTGTTGTAGTCGGGTTCTGTGTCAATAATGCTTGTTCCCGTATGTTCTCTACCTTTCTTATGTGGTTTGCTAAGATAGCCCTGCGAAGCATATCCTTAACCTTTGCAAGCGTAAGGCTGAAATGCAGCCCATGCTTTCTATTTCTTTTCCTGTATGAATGTTTGAACTTGTATAGGTACTTACCATCTTGGCACAACTTGTTGAATTTCATAGTGCCGTTTTCGATAACTACCATGCCATGTTTAACACAATAGTCAATGATACGCTTTAATCGGTCACTACCCATGTGCGTAAGTTCCTTTAAGCATCTTACTGTTGTATTTTGGATTTCCGATGATGTTATACTAAGTTTCACAAACAGGCAAAAAGCAAGAGCATCAAATTCTTCTTTCGATGCCATTGCCTCTTGTATGTAGGGTATTGAAACCCTTATCGTCCTGTTTGTGTATCGCATAAAAAGCCAAACTTATATAAACAAAAAATCCAACTTGTGATGCAGGCACTTGTTGGAAATTTTATTGTGTATATAGTTCGGCTGAAGCCTCTTATGTACCTTTATTATGTCCGTTACTACAAGCCCTGCATACTTGTTTCACGCCACAAAAGTACAAACTATTTTTCATTCCACAATGGGTTTGATACAACTTTAACACTATTTTAACACTTTTACGTTGTTTCTGTAAAGACAATTAACATCTCGGCAGTCAGATTTGTCGTCATTGGCCCAGCAACGAAAACCAACTTCACACCAGCAAATGCTGTCGTCGCAGCGAAAACTCTTACACCGCGTGAAAGTATTCTTTGTCGATAGTGATTCGTCTTTTTGTTTTATGTAGTATTTAGCCACCCTCTTACGCGGAGCCACCTGAATCTTCTCTGTCTCGATATTGAGTCCATCCTGTCTGAGGTCGAAGACGATGGCGGACAGCCGAAGGCACCCATACAGCTTTAGTGCCTCAAGCTGTGTTATCGACTTCCCTTCGAGCAGATGGTTCTTAATCATGGTCTTCTGTGATGCGAACTCCTCTGGGTTCAACTGATAGTCGTTTGCCATAATTGTAGTTGTTTTAAAGTTTACTGATGTCTATTACCTCTGTCTTTACATATTTGAGAGTACCCTCGTATCCGAGCTCCTTGAGTCTGAGCATAAGCTCTCTGGGAGTGAAGTCTTCGAGTCTCAGATTCCTTGCGTTGACCGCGTCGATAGCCTGCTGTTTGAGACGCTGGCGTTCTTTCTTTCCCTCCAATGCCCGTTTCTTGCAGCAATCGGCACAGTAGTTAGTTACTCCCCATGCGTTCTTGTAGAACTCGCTGATGGGCTTCTCTTCGCCGCAGCATACACATTTTTTCATTTCTTCCATAGTTGTAATGTTTTTAAATTGTTAATACTTTATATTACCCATATATGCTTTCGCCAAAAATGATGTACTGAAGAAGTCAGAGAGTTCTTCTTTTCTGATGTCTGTGATTGTCGTTCTTGTCTTCATAGCTATTCAGCGGCTTGGTTAAGATAATCAATCAATTCATCAATACTGTTGGCTGCGCTATCGAGGTTATCGGCAGCAGCCTCTGCAATCTCATAGCGTTCGCTACCCTGCAAATTCTCGGGAGTATTGTCCACAACCTCCTGCTCGGTGTCTCTCAGTTCTTCAATCTCGGTCTGCAAGTCCATTAGTTTACTTACAATATTCTCAATCTGTGCTCTTCTCTTGTTGTTCATAATTTTAACTTGTTAATTGGTTAATAAATACTTAATAATTACTTCTCACTCACAAATATCTGCATCTTCTTGACACTGCGTTTCAGACTCGTTATCTGGTTATTGAGCTTCCACTGGAGCTTCACTGATTCCAAGTCCGAGAAATCCCACCCAACAAACAGGGTGCTGTCGATGTCTCTGAAGTCTGACATCATGCCAAGTATCTGCTGGCGTATGCCATCCTTTGTATTGATTCCACTCCAGTCCCAATCGATAGGCTCACCGACCGTTGCGTCTGGGAAGACCTTCCTGAGAACCTTAATGAATGCCTGTACCTGTTTGGATTCGAGATACCTTGTTGTCTTGGTTTCTCCTCTTTTTCTTGCCATACACAATTTTTCCTTTTCTGTTTTGTTGTTAAAAGTTTCACGATAAACACTGTTCGCCGCCCCCAGCTTACAACCCTGTGCTTTCTTGACTGCGAGAGCTTTCTTTGTTCTGTCTGATGTCAATTCCCGTTCGTACTGTGCAACCGAAGCAAACACACCAAGCAAAAGTGTGTTCATCTGCGGCATATCCACAAAGTGTATTTCAATGCCAGTGTTTACAACCTTGAAGCAGAACTCGACATCGCGTGCGAGACGGTCAAGTTTCGCAAATACCAAAGCGCAACCATTCTCCTTGCAGTACGCTATAGCATCAGCAAGACCCTTTCTGTCTCGGTGTGTACCGCTCTCAACGTCCCTAAACTCCGCGACACATTCACCGTCATTTCTATCAATAAAGTCTCTACAGATGTTTTGCTGGCTTTCTAATCCCAACATGCTCCGTCCTTGCTTTTGAGTTGACACGCGAGTGTAGAATGCAAATTTCTTTCTCATATTCACAAATTTCTGTAATTGTAGTTATAGTCATTGCAGAACAATCTCCATGCTGAAATGCTCATTGTTACACATGTTGGCTCATGATGGTCGTACCAAAAGTAAGTTCTCGGATGAGCGTCATGCCAGAAAAACAGATTCTCTGCAAACGCTTTTGTGTGCTCATTTAAGAACACTGTTTTCTTGTTATACGGCTTCATAACAGTTTCTTTATTTTGTCGGTTGCTTCTTTTAATGTCGCTCCATAGACCGCAGGATTGACATCTCCGTACTTATTGATGATTTCGGCAGCAGAATACTTGAAGTACACAAGTCCTTTTCTATCCGCATATTCCTTTTTTGCCTCGTTCATTGAGTCAAACTCTCCCATTATCTCGTCGTTAAGAAAATTGAATGCTGTCACCCACCTACAGATGGTGTAGTCTTTCCATTTGACTTCGTTTTTCATAATTTATTTCCGCTAATTGTGTTATACATATCTCCGTTGCTGTCAACGATACGGAGTGTGTTGTCTGCGTCGTCTCTTAGGTTCTTTCGGTTAACGTAACCGATAGCACCTCTTATGGTATTGTAGCTCGCTACATACTTACCATTGTATTCTACAAAATATGCGTTCTTCATACGTCCTTGGATTCGTTATATATTATTCTAAAGTGATTACCCCTGCGTTGAATCTTGACGTGTACGGCAGTAGAGCCATTGCAGTCATAGTCAGTACAGGCATAACCCCTATCGTTCTCATACTTGAAGTTCCATGCTTTTTCGAGCATGTGCTTAGTGGCCTTATACCAAATAGACTTCGACCTGATGTAGTCGTAGTCGCAGTCGGTGGAAATAAATTGGAAACCACCAACCTTAAACCATATTTCTTCCATAAATTCTAATGTTTGATGTTAATACTTGATTGGTTGTGGGCAACGGACGATAGTGACCGCTACCCGAGTTGCTTACTTGCGGAAACCACGCCCTCCAATTCTGATAAGGTCTCCACTTAGGATACATCCAAGAAGACCGATAAAAACAATAATACCCATGTAGTAATTACAATTAAATTAAACATTATGTTAACGAACACAATCTGATAGTTTGCTCTTAGTATAATTTTGCCTCCTATGTTTTAATAATTGTTACCGCCTCTTGAAAATATAACACTGATATTGTCTTGTTCATCGAATCCGTACAAGGTCGCCGCGTGTCCATGTCTTACTTCTTTGCAGTAATCATGGTATGCGCTCTTGTAGTTTTCGTAGTCGTTATTCACCTGTCCGCAGTCAGCAACCAACTGGTAACGGACGTACTTTCTCTTTGCCATAATGTTATTGAATTTAAGTTGTTAATAATGTCATTCGTCTCCCCATGATACGGAGTTATATACACATCCCTCTCCGTCAGTATAGACTCCGCAGTTTACCTTTGCATTTGCAAAATCTGCCTGCTGCTCTCGTATCAATTCAAGTACACGCTCCTTGCCGATGCCGTAAAAGCCGCTGTCTTTTGCGTATTTAAGCAGGTAGTAATTCAACTTTTCTGTCTTCTCGTTGTACGGACTATTGATGTTGCCGTAAATCATAATTGAGTTTATCATTTCTCGGCAGGACAACTCCGCATGTAGCTTCACTTGCTCTTCATTCATACTTCCGAGCCTCGGCAGGCTATCCTGTGCTGCCTTAATCTGTTTTCCTGTCATAGTATCTCTCCTGCTAAGTAATACGTTGTTGCCTTGAGGTCTCCCTTGTAGATGTCAGAGCACCCTCTCGTCAGTACGATATATCCCTCTTTCTTGAGTTGTCTGAGTACGTCCTTGAGGACATCATCTGCTCGCTGTACACGAGTATATCTTCCAGTACCGATGCAGCCTCTGCACGATGGCAGGGCGCTACGTTCGATAACCTCGTAGTAGTCGTGGGCCTTGTCGGTTCTGATTCCGTCTCCGCCCATAAGAATGTTAGTAAACTCTTCGTTGATTGTGCTTGCCATAAGAGGCTTGAAATTGTTTGCCATAGTTATAATTGTTTATATTTTACTCTTCTCTTACTACCTTGCGTACAGCCCTGTAGATGGCCAGCAGGTTTTCAATGCTCATAAACGTTGACGAGAGGTACATGTCTTCCCCCATACTCACGATATAGAACGGATGCTCGCCACGTCCGTCGCTATAAGAGATGCGGTCGCAAACAGTGGTCTCCATTGTATTACCATTTGACTGATGCAGGAAAAGCGTCTGTCCGAAAACGACATCGTCTCCATCCTCAGCACCTATCTGCTTTAGCATGTTGATAGTCTCTCTGATAATCACTTCGCGGCAGTTCGATACAGCCACACATACGTTCTTTCCTACACTCTTTTTAATCTTCATAGTTGTAATGATTTATTTGAATTTAAGATAATAACTCTGTAGCGCATAGTCAACGTAGTCAATGCTTGCGTTGTCAACGTGATAGCAGAGGTCAAAGTTGATTTCCTCGTCGTCCTCGTCCTCTTTGCGACCCTCTCGTCCAGCATAGAAGTCAGGCACATTTGCTGAGTTGAATGCCGTAAGGCTTCCGTCACTGATGTCGTATATAAAACCGAGGTCTTCTTCGTGAGCCTTTTTGAATAGGTCGTTCATCTGTGCAAGCAACGCCTGTTGTCTTTCTGTCAATGGTAGTTGTTTCATAATCAAAGTGAATTAAACTCCTGCTCCATTTTTGTGTAGTCTCTGTTTTGAGTGAACATGATTGTCATGTTGTAGTCGCACACCTTGTCTGCCTCAATCTTTGCAATGACAAGCGGGTAGCCAAGACCCTTGCAGCGTTCTATGCAGTGTTCCTTGAATCCGCTTTCCGTACCCATCTCGCGGATGGCAATATAGAAAGGTTCTTTAAGGTCAGTCCATGACTTGGCGTGCAGTTCTGACAATGAGTGAACCATGTCAGAAGTAACGAGTCTGTAACCGATTACCGCAGACACGCCAAGTGCTGCCTGCATAAGAATCTCACTGATTTGCGAAAAATGAATCTGATTGTAAGTTTTCATAAGATAAGTAATATTTAATTAATTATATAGATTAATTATTATATTCACGTGCGCGCGTTTACCAGTACTTAGCAACAATATGAACAACCATACACAAGAGTAATAGTATCCATGCGTTCCACCAAGTGAGGGTCACAACGAAAGCTGCGGCAGCACATATAGCCAGTGCAGCGGCCACGATGATTAAAATGGATTGTGTTGTCTTCATAGTCACTCCTCGTATCTAATGAATGATAGTATAGTTTCCAAGTCCCAATCGTCGCACACACCCTCCATGATTTCGTGAGCATGGTTAATCGCCCATTCTCCGTCGTCTTCAGGACTTTCGTCGAATTTCTCGATGTATTCCTCGCTGTCTCTGAATGCGATAGCAATAAGTATGTGCATGAACCTTGTCCTGTACTTGTCGCTCTTCCATGCAGCGTTAATCTTGCGAACAAGCTCTGGATTGTGGGAATTGTATGTGTCCATGATGTCTGAGCGAGCAGAGAGCCATTGAAGAATGGGTGCAAGGTACTCTTGTTTAATATCCTTTTCCGTCAGAGTGATTGTGTCTTCCGTGTTGTCTTTATCGCAACCGAAGATTACAAGATTTCCAACGTCGTCTCTCTCTATAGATACAAGGTCAAAGACAACGTCAGTCTTGTCGAGCGTGAACGTAACGACTCCATATCTTGTCTTGTCGTAGTCGTCGAAGGATTTCTGAAGATTCTCTTCAAGAGCAAGGCGGTTCATGACATCTTGATATACTCTTGTACGGTGCAGGAGTTCGATATTGATATGGTCTCGAAGCTTGATAACAAACTCTTTCCCGTACGACGAAGTGAGATGATTGATTATGCTTTCAAGGTCTCCTTCAAACCCACAGAGCGTAGCTAACTCTCCGTTGACCTTGAATGTGAACGGACTCTCTTCTAACAACAAGTCCAATCGCAGGTTATTAGCTTGTTCTCTGATGTCGTCCACCGCGTTCTTGTAGTTAATCTCGTCTGCATCGGGCAGAGCCTCGATAACCTTGCTCAACTCTCCGTAAACAAAGTTAAAGCACTCCCAATCCCCATGGCTGACATCTCCGTCGCATGACGCTCTGAAAACAACAAACCTGTCCTTGTCAAGACGGACGTCTGAGACTCTCACATATTGTCCTTGATTGCCAAGTAGCTCTATGGCAGGCTCGAAGTGCCATGAATCTCGCTGACGTCCGTAGCGAAGGTCATACTGCTTTTCCAAAAACTTCTGAATGATGTCGCGCTCGTCGTACATACACTCATTCCACTTTTCTCTTAATTCTTCGGGATAATTCATAATCTTAATGTTTTAATATTAATATCTTGTTGCGCCGACAGGAAATGTGTCTGGCACTGTTTCTTCTGTCATGGATTGTAATACACTCTCCATCATATCTACATCGACACACACGTCCTCTGCATTTTTCAGTGTGCGCCCGTATGACCAATCGTCCGCCTCGTATTCCAGCCACAGGATTCCACCTTCTTTGTGGATGTACCACCACAGGTAGTAGCGCTCGTCTGTCTGAAAGCCGCCGTTCAGATAGACCTTTTTGCCTCTTGGTATCTGCTTCTTAATCTGCTTCACAAGTTTGTCATAGTATGTCATATTATATTGTTTTAAAAGTTGGTTTCTCAAAAAGCGGATGCGCAGCAGTACGCCACGCACCCTAAGTATTAACATTTAAACATTGAGATTTTCATTATATCGCTTTGCGGGCTTGTCGATAGTGTTCACACCTCGGTTAATTCCTCAATCTTATACCCAGCCTGCTCTATCAGCTCCTTTTCGTTGAGTTTTCCATAGAATCCCCAGCAGGAGTCGGTCTCGTTCCATTCCTCTTCCTCATACTCCTCGTCGTCCCTATCAACGTTTGTGTAACGCTTATTGATGATGCTCTTTATGCAGTCCTCTACGACAAAGCCATAGACCTCATTATCACTCCAAGCCTTCAGTTCGTCAAGCAGGAACTCAATCTCGTCAAGACTTTTCTCTTTCCAAACTTGCTCCTCTTTCTTTACCCATTCAGAGTTGTCTCCGCCTGCGTACTTTAAGAACTCGTCCTTCTCCAGCCAGCAGATACCCTCAGATTTACATGAAACGTCATCACTGAATGAGACTTCTCCATGGTAGCCAAAGCTATAGCTTGCCATCTTTATTCCGTCAGTCATGCAGTGCTCAACGAGATAGTCGATAGTTCCGTCATGGACGCAGTCTAAAACGTCGCATACGTCAAGGTCGTACTTGACGCAGTCATAGTAGTTGTTTAAGCTCCAGCCCTTCTCATTCTTCTGTTCGGAGATATTAAAGTACATCATATAGCTCTTCAACTCCCACATCTTCTCTGAGCGGTTGTACACGAGTGCGTCGTTGAATAACGACTTTCCGTCAGTCATGTGCTTGCCATTCCATACGAGAATGTCTATAATCTTCTTCCAATCTCCGTAGTTATTAAGCATATACTCAAGGAACTTGCGTGCGCTCTCCGATTTGGACTCTCGCTCATCCTTTGTCATGATGGAATATCCTCGTGCCCAATCCTCACAATGCAGCGGCTCGTCCGTCGTACCACGAGGGTTGTCTGGATACTCTTCACAATAGATACTGATTCTCGTGTTCCCGTCCTTGGTCAGGAACCTCTTTACATAATCTTGTGCCATAGTCGTAAATGTTTTATGTTAATCATTCCATTTTCTGTACTTATCCTCGCTATCAAAAGCCTCGTTCATAACTTTGCACATGTCGTCATATTTTAACTGCGTTATTTTGCAGAACACTTGCGGATAGCCATTGAAGCAGTCGCAAACAAGTCGTGTGGCAGAACCAAACACACCATTATGAGTGCCAAATGATTCGCGAAACTTAAATCTTGAAGATAATTCTTTAAGGACATTGTTTCCTTCTTTTACAGCATCCTCCAACGTATCATAAACTCCAATCGTAACTTCTTTTGATTCAAAGTCAGAAGCATATTCTGATTTTGGAATAACATGATAACGAAACTCGATTGTTAATAATTCTTTGTTCATTTTTATATTATTTTTAAGTTAAACTTCAATTCAAAATGTCCGTCGGGTATCTCACGACAGCCAACGGACTCAATAGTATCAATCTAAAACATACGCAAATAAGTGGCTGCGACCACATCAAAGTGTAGGCTCTAAGACCATCGCAGCCGTCCGCGTTGATAGTGAACGCTACTTGAACGTGAACACAAATCTGTCCCACGTTTTGCCTTCGTCCCACTCCATCTTTCCGCCAAGGAACTCGGCAATGGCATAGTAGCAGTTAGAGCCAATGCCGCCCTCGAAGTATGGATACCACTTCTTGTCAGCACCTGCGCCTACGTACTGAATGCCGTATGGTGCTTTCTTGCGAGAGTTGCGCTTGCGCCATGCCATGCCCTTTGCGACCTTGTTGAAAGCGTCCGCAACAACTTGCGACAACTTGTCGTAGCCATAGCCACTTGCGTATTCCGAGCCGTTCATAAACGAGCCGTCCTTGAACCAACAGCTCCACTCAGCACGAGGACAATTACCCCACCAACGTGACTTCTTCCATTCAACGTCTATCCGCAGACGCTTGATGTTCGGCATAGAGAACGTTCGTTCGTTCTCTGCATTCTTCTTTGCCAAGTGCGCGAGGAATCCACGCTCTGTCTTATAGCTGTTGTTCTTCACTTCGTAGTCCAACACTCCCTTTGTAATCCAAGGGAACTGCTTTGCCAATTCTTTCTTGTTCATAGCCTTCATTTTTTTATGTTATTTACTTTCTCTTTAGTTCTTGAACTCTCTTGTATAATGGGGATGTAGTCCACATCCCAAACTCACTCCGAAGAACAACAAGGACATCCTCGATGCCCTCGTTGTATGCTTTCTGTTGTATTTCCATGTTCGTTTACTTGTTTGTTAATCCATTCTTTTGCCTCTCTCAACGTATTGAAGCAGACGTTGCGTCCGTCCTTGTTTACGTTCCAGTAGTAGCCGTCACGCCCACCTTCGTAGATGTAGCGTGACAGCTTGCCGATGTTATAGCCCTTGTATCTCATTGTACATTCTCTCCATTTCTTCGTATGCTATATCGTGGCATCCAGCAGTAAGGATGTCGTTCTTGTATGATACTATCTCATATTTGCCACTACCCTTCGTGTCTATCGTCATACGTTTGAAGGTGCTTGGGTTCTCATGCCACTTGCTGACAATCTTCCACATCTTCTTGCAGACCTCCACAGGGATGCGGATATTCTTAGATGTTTCCACCTTGTCCTTGTTGAGATTCAGACGCAGGAGGACGTTGCCACCATAGTAGTAGTAGCCGTCGGACACAAGGGCAACTTCTTCGTATAGGCTCTCCGATTCGGGAAGGGATGTCAAGTGATTGCGCCATAGGTTTCTGCAACCCTCAGCACCCTCGCTGACAAATTCCTGTATCTGCTCTTCCTTGATTTGCGCCATGTACTCACGCTCCTTGCGCTCTTCCTCCTCTCGCTTGAGCCGTGCAATCTCTTCCGCACGTCTCTGAGCCTCCTCGTCAGCATAGTGTTTGTCCTGCTTGCGGATGAACCCAAGACACAGACTATACTCTGCGGCTGTAGTGTTCGTTATTAGGTAGTCGTCATTGAGATACACGTCATCATCCCAAGAATGTTCCTTCACTTTTGTGTGCGCCTTGATGCGCTCAAGGGTAAGTATTGCCTTGCGGTTGTCGGCAACTTCCTTGCACTCTGAATAGAAGTCTGCAATCCACTGCTCCTTGTCCTTACTCTTGCGGAATCCTTCGTAATCGAAGGATACGCTCGTGTTAAGCCAGTAGAAACCAAATATATGCTTACCGCTGCACTCATATACAACACCGCTGTCCTTGTTGACGCAGTTGTTGTGTACGTATTTCTCGTAGCCGCCGCCCCAAGATTTCTGCTTCGGCTCGAAACCTACAATCCACTTGTAGGCGTTGCGCATATTCTTGTTGTACTTCTGCTCTCGCTCGTTTTCATGCTTCTTATACTCCTTGTTGGCAATTGCTCGGAAGTGCAACTCCACACGCTCCTTTGCGGTCAGATTGCGGATGTCGTCTGCACTCATTTCGTGGTCAAGTACGTTGTAACCACCCCACTTCTCATAAGGTGAACGGATGCCCAGACGCTTACACAAAGCGTCAACCTTTGCCCGCTTGTCTGCTGACTTGCGGTACCTTGCGCAGTAGTCCCAATACTTCTTGAACGTACCCTCGCCGAAGAGTGCGTCTGTCAGCACTTCGACGTTGCGCTCTCCGTCCTTCAGCATCTTCGCAAGTTTTACCTTGTTCTTGTCCTTGCTCTGCTTGCACCACTTGTTAATCGTGGTGTCCTTGTACAGGCTGCACAACTCCTCTATATATCCCCATGCGGAGAAGTCCACTTTCTCCAAACCCTTCTTCTTGCCTCCGTTGATGGCTGCAATCTGGTCGTAGATGCGCCCGACGTAGTGGTCTATCATCTGCATCCTGTGGTACACCTTAAAGTCCTCGTCACTGAAGTTGTACTCTAAGAGTTCGCAGTTGCGCCAACCATAGTACGAGTTGCAGCCAAAGTCCAACGGGAACACATGCACGTCGTCAGGGAAATACCACTGACCCAACTTGTGCCTGCTGCTGCTTGGGGATGTGCTGCCGTCGAAGATTGCCACCACGTTCTTACTGATGTCCAGCCACTGACCAAATACTGTGCCGTATGAGTAGTAATTTCTACGCTCGTAACGTACATTGCCCGACTTGATGCAGCCGTTCTTACCCTCTAACTTGTTCGCAAATCTGTGCTGAATGTCTGAATAATTCATAATTAAATCTCCTTTGTTTTAAATTGTTAATACTATTTGTTAAAAAACTGTTGATACTTTTTCTTTCTCGAAGCAGAGTGAATGCTCTACCCAGTCAAGCACTTCAAGAAGTGTTCTGTTCTCAAAGTTTGTAACACCTCGACCATGACCATGAGAGCGTTGGCGACCATACCCCTCTTCGTAGTCATAGTAGAACACTACACGGATAACTCCGTCAAGCAAGTTGCCCAATAATACTTCTGTTGTCTTCATAGTCGTGTCTATTTATTGGTTCATTATTTCTTCTTTGATGTCGCCGTACACCATGCGAACATTACGCCCAGCCTCGGACGACCTACCCTCTTTTGCAGCTTTCTCCATAAGCGCAGTTAAGACTATCTCTTTCGAGAAATCGTCTAAATGAATCGTGTATATTTTCATAATTCCTGCTTTTAGATTAATACTATTTATTAATACCTAAAATTTCCTTCTCCTCCTCCGTCCAATGAAACGCAGTCGGTGCATAGAACTTGATTGCATAGTCCACAAGTGCCTGCCGATACGTGTCCGACAACTCTGCAAAAAAGCGGTTCATTACCGCATGACAGCCGTAGTCGTCATATATGCTGTTCCACTTGCCCATAAGGTGTTTCTTGAACACATTACCTTCTCCGTTCTGCTTGCAGATGTAGTCTATCATGCCCTCAACATCGGGGAAGTTATAGCCAAAGTACACCCATACCTTTGCCACTAAAAACGCTTTCTTGTCCATATTCAGTCCTCCTAACACTCTAAAAACATCACTAAATCCAACGTATCTCCGAAGTTCTGCTGCTCAAGATAGTCGAGAGCCTTCTTGTTGCTACGAAGTTCACGCAGCAACCTACCATAAAACCCCTGTGACTGCGCAAGTGAAGCCACTGCGCTCAAAATCTGTTCCTTGTTCATGTTATATCCTCCTGTTGTTTAATAAAGTTCTGAATTTACTACTTCCTGCTGCACTGCAATGCTCTCTTGATTGAAAATCTTCTTCAATGTACCGCATAGCGTCCTGACCTGCTCCTGCTCCGCAAAAAGCAACTCAATACGCAAAGTCGTCTCGGTTACGATTGTGCCGTCGTCGTGCTTGTAGATGCCCTTTGCCTCAAAGATAGTGCCTCCGTCAAAGTCCTCGCTTATAAGGTTGCTTACTACCTTGTACGCCTCAATCGTGCTAATTTCCTGCTGCTTGCTGTCCTTGTCATTCAGACCAAGGTACAACGTGAATTTTTTAATCATGCTTTTAATGTTTTAGAGTTGATACTTATGTTTAGAAAATGTTCCTGCTTTTGCAAACACAGGTCAGCCTACTCCCTGCAAAACGCTTTGTTGTAATGGAGTTGCCGATATTGCCTGCTTTTTCCTTTGATGCGCTGTTCTTTGCTTTTTTCGCACACCGCGCACCTTTGCAGGCTGCAAACAGACCTTCTGCTCCCATGCTTTCAATCTGCTCCATGCAATAAGCGTAGTTACTTAGTCGCTGACGATGTGGTCGGGAGTGCTGATAGTGAACGGCACCCTTCTTTGGTGCAAGTGCGCACAATTCGGGGCAAAGTTGTCCTAATGTTGCCATAGTTTTTCCATGTTTTAAAGTTGATACCGACACCCTACAATACTTTGCAGGGTGTCTCGTCGCAATTTTCAGCGTACTCGTCAGGGTATCTCTAAATCGTAGATTTATGCAGCCTTCTTGTTTGTCTTCATCCACTTTCCATCCTTACGGATGACCTTTGTCCATTCGGGCTTCTGAGAAGTTCCGCAGTTGATATAACCTTCGGTTATTGCCTCTGCTTTGGCTGCTGCTTTGGCTACCTTAGTAGCCCAAGTATCAGATAGAGCACACTGAACCAAGCCATCCACTACTACGTCAGTAGTAGGAGCGATGTGCTTTTTCTTGTCGAATTGGCTATCTGTCTCCGAAAGAATTGTGCGTTTTTCGTAAACTGAAACTCGGCTATAGTCGCCACTCTCCTTGAGAGTGTAGAGGGTGTAGTCCTTGCCACCTACCTCTACGAGGTAGCCAACCGACTTCCACATCTGAAGGTCTCCGCTTTCGGTCTTTAGACCGCCCCACCAAGCAGTAAAGATATGGGAGGCATTTAGCTTTGCTAAAGAGGGAACAAACACGTGGAGGGTCTGCATAGCAGAAAGCATAGCTTTCCCCTGCTTGGTGTTGGCAGGCTCTTGGAAAGACCTTGCAACGGCGTTAAAAGTGTGGGTACTCTGCTTTGCAGTCTTTGCAGCGTTGCGAACTTGGCTCTTGTTGTTGTTATTCTTGCGTGTTGTCATAAAATGCGGCTTGACCGTGGTGCCGTAGGGCTGAAAGATTGATACTTAAAAAACTTGTTTTTTGGCGACCATGTCGGGTGCCGACCCCGAAGATTACGTAACCCTGTAGAGTTACGACCTAATGCCGTAGGCATGGTCTTTTGGCCTGCAATCTGCTTTGCGTACTCCGCCACCCAATACATTGCCGCGATGTTCAAAGCTTATGCTTTGCCTGCCGCTGGTTCAACACCACCTTCCACGTCGGCGAAAATATCTCACTTTAGTGAGGCTTGCTTTCGGTTGTCTCACGACAACCCTGTAAGACCAACCACTGCTATGCTCTTTTGGAGGTACTTTCGGGGCGTTTCCCTAAGTAGGGAAATAGAGCTTTTGGCTACTTCTGCACCCCAAAAGCAATTAGATAAATCTAATTGGCTCGTAGTGCTGCCTAACGGCTTGTGTTTCTTCGTCACCCTAAAGGGTGTCACTCACGTTGCGGTTCGTCCTTGTCGGCTACGCTTATCTTTCCTGCCCTTCCCAAGTGGGAAGGGTGTAGGTCTGGAATACTCACTTCTACAATTGTAGAAGTTTTCCTCGAACTACCAGAGCTTCACGTAGGAGTGAAAAACTAAATCAAAAACAAAATCACTTCCGCCGAAATGACTGATGCAAAGATAATACGAGAAACTGCAAAGTCAAGTGCTATTTAACAGTTAATTTTTTATTACAAAGTTATAATATACAAGTATATTATATATATAGCTTTTTGTGTTAA